TTGCGTTTGATTCTGCAATATCTCATTCCGTATCCCCCTCGTATCCGACCGCCAACATTAAGCACCCCAACATTAGCGATATTTGCAGACCTCTCTCTTCTGGAATATATACAACTGCAAACGATAATCCGATTTCATCAGTCAATCGGTGAGCAAAATAGAAACCACTCATTCCGTCACCTCATTCCATTGCAAGCACTTCCACAACATCGTCAATGTCGCATCCGCAAGTATCCGCTACTATGCAAAGTAGTCTTTCCGTTGATATATCATCGTCATCGAGTGCTTCATATACCTCTAAAATCTCGGCAACACTCAGCTTCTTTCTCTTTTTGATTCTTCTCTTTTTAGGTTTCATTCCTCTTTCCTTTCCCACACGTTGATGTAGCAGAAACCCGATGCGAAATTTTCGTCCGTCTGCACAAGATCAATCCATCAACAAACTTCTCGGAATAATCGCAGTTCTCGCACGTAACATCGTCATCTCTCTTCTCTGCATAACTGCAAAAATCATACGGAGCTACCGTTTTGCCTTGTCCACACTCTGTACACCAAAGCGTTTTAACATCGTCTATATACTCTGCATACTTGCAGTCTTTACAACGGACAATCCGCATCTCTTCCACCGTCTTACGAATCATCTTTGACCACCTATGGCAACAGTGCGCTTCTTGGTCATATTCCTTGCATCCATCGCACCATTCAAAGGACTCGCTTGCGGCATAAATAGCATCAATCCACTGTCTAAGCGTCTTGCCCTTATACTCAAACTCGTCAAGTGCCTTTTCTGCTACCTCTTCTGCCATCTCTTTAATTGTCGGAAATTTCATCCTCAACCTCTCTTTCCGGCAGAGCCAGGATCACTGAGATGGGAGACTTTTTGTAGTTGACACCATCATATAAGCAACAGTCGTTGTCGTGTTCCTCGTCCCACTTAATCGGGCATTTTTCGCAGAATCCATCGCCATAATTCGCAGTTACGTATTCGCAGAGAAAACAGTGGCAATCTATCTTTTCGTTCGGGAAGCGCATATCGCACCATTTGACTTTAAATGCCGACCTATCCTCATGGCTTGGTTTATCGCCCAACTCCGTCTGCATATCCGTCCACATCTGACGGTGATACTTCAATGCCTCTTTTCTAGTTAGTTTCATTGTTTTTGCTCCAATCAATTTTTTGACCGCAGTAATTGCACCAGTTATCTCTTCGCCTACTGCTACTTCCACCGCCACTAGGGATTCTGTGGTTACAACTAGGACACCTCATGTAAGCATAGTGCGTTCCGACCGCTTTCATCGGAATCTGCTTTTTGAGAGCATCAATAGCAAGTTCATCTGCCTCTGCTGATTTTCTGCAATCCTCGTTCATGGGCTTTTCTTCGCCTGTCATCGGATTAAACAAGCACATTGCCTTGTCGTACTCTAACTGTTTGATTGCTTCTTCTGTTGTCATTTTCCAGTACTCCCCACGCCGCCAGTGCGCTCTCCTACGGCCTTGTCATCACTGGTGATGCCGTAAATCTCAAACACCGCCTGACAGACTCTATCGCCAGCTTTGTATGTTCTGACCTCATCGCTCATATTCGTGAGAGCAATAAGCATATCGCCATCGTTGTCGGAAAACTGGAAGTCGCTATCAATCAGTCCAACCGCATTGGTGATAACCACCTTGTCCTTAATGCCGACACCTGACCTTGCGTACAGTTTCAAGCACCATGTTTTCATCTCGTCCTCTGACATGACCACTTTGATTCCTGTCGGAATAACCATACTGTCGTGCGGTCTGATTGTGATTCTGATAGGTGTCTTGACATCATAACCACAAGAGTACTTGGTCTTGCGCTCCGGCAATGAAATGTTGTCGTATGCTTCGTGAGCCTGACTCCCAAGGAAGTTCATGGGTCTGTACTGCATCATGTCACGCTCAAATGCCTCAAACTTTACTTTCTGAAAACGCAATTTAGTCTCCTCTCTTTAAACAAATTTCCACCAGTCTTCTTTTATGTGATGCAACCGCTGATACTGTCTGTCCAACTCCCACACGATCAATGCGGAGTAGCGTTTGGCATATTCCTTGACTTCGGAATCCCAATTGGAGTAGCCGATGTCACTCGCCATCTTGATAATCCGATTCCAGTCATCATCGCTCATGGTTTCGGTAAATACCTTTTTGGCGTTTGCCTTGAACACCTGGAAGACTTTGTTTCCGACATCCTTGGCTTGTGCCATGTATGTTTCTGCATTTTTGATTCTCGGCAATTCCTCTTCGCAAATCTTCGTGTAGTCGGTGACATAACTCTCGACATCAGTACCCTTGTACTTCTCTCTGAGTTGCTGAAATGCCAATTTTGGATTCTGTCCAGTGGATGCACTCGTTTTAAATACCGTCCAAGCCTCTCCAGTGGCTCGTAGAGCGGTTTTTATGTAGTTGTCCATAGATTTACCCTAGTCGAACGGAAAGTCGCTTAAATCGTCTTCTACGGCGGTGAAATCAGCAAGGGTAGGTAACTGCTCTTCGGGCTTGTCACTGCACCATCCGTAGATAATGTTCTCCGACTTCTCATTCTTGAGTCGTTTTGTCTCGGTTTCGTAATAAAGCGGAATGAAGACATCCTGATTGCCACCGTCACGATCCTTGACTATCTCGACAACATTAGTTCCCTCGTAAATCGGATTGTCCTCTTTCCAACCAAACATATCCTTTGTGAATCTCTTAAAGTCATTGTTGTTCCTGTGAACGATGAAAGCGTCATCCACGGCATTACCCAAATCTCCGCTACCCGATATGTCATCGAATCTGAGGAATCCCATTGACTTTCTCGGATGTGCCACAAATGCTATGTGGATATTTCTCCTCTTTGCTAACTCTGTGAGGCTTAACACGAATTGTGTCTGAGCATCCCACTTAGTATTGCCAAGGTCTGATATATCAAATGCCATCAAGTTGTCCAACACCAGTAAGTCCAACTCGTTCTCTTCAATCTTGGTTTCAAACCCCTTGATTACCTCGGTGAAGTTGTTGCCGTACTTGTTGTTGTAGAGCCAAAATCTCTTTCCCAACCATTTCGCAATCTTCTGCTGAGTAGCATCGTCAACATAGTAGTGACCGTCATATCGTGTAGGCTTGGCATAACTCTTTCCGGCTGCTTGCAAGTTCATCCACTTCATAAACTTTTTCGGTCTTAACTCTCCGCTAAAGCACCCGACATTATTGCCGTCTTCTACTGCGTTTAAGATTATCTCCGACAGTATTGTTGACTTGGCACTTCCCCTCAGTCCGCTCCAAACACTGACGTTGCCTTTCATCAATCCAATCATCCGTTGGTCAATGACATTTATGCCTGTCTTGACATAAGTTTCTTCCGGCTCGTCCATGTCATAAATCATCTGTGCCGTAAGGAACATCGGAGAGCCATCTGTAGGCTCGTGTGTGACCCTCTGAGGCGGTTTCATGTGCCTGTTGAACGAATGATACATCCGCTCTTGTCGGACGGCTTCTCGCCTCTCATAAGCATTTGGCTCGTAGAACTGGCGAAACTCTTTCCAGTGCTTGTCAGCACAACTATCATGCAGACAAATGTAGGAGAGCGCACCGTTGTTCCGGCGAAACACCATCGCATCCTTGCCCTTGTGGTTCTCATTGAACGGACAGTGATCTAAGATGTATTTCGTTCCGTCTGAGCATCCTACCGCTTTATACTGGATACCGTACTTCTGCATCCATTCCTCTAGGTTAAACGAAGAGGGGCTATAAGAGTTGTATTCCTGTGGCTTTTCTGCCTCATCGGGAATCAGATTTGCCAGCTTCTCCAAGTAGGCTATGTCAGTGACCTTAATCTCGGTTGGATTGCCAATGATACGGCTCATCCTGTGAGGTCTGTCCTTGGTATCCGCACCTTTAGCACTCTTGCAACCATACAGTTTGCAGATTCGGCTCAGATTGAAGTTCTTGGTATCGACCTTGACGTTCTCGGTTGAAAACATCATGTCTAGTACTTGCAGACATTTCTTGACAAGTGCTACTCGCTCATCATCATTGCTGAGATTGATGCGGTATAGCAGATGCACTCCGTTTCCTGAGTAGGCGAATAGCGGTTTCTCAAATCCTAAATTTCTCAGTGCCAAGTACACCTTATTGCCAAGATTCTTCGCTTCTTCCAGTTCTGCGTCCGATGACGATGTTCCTGACGGCCTGTTCGGATCGAGGTCTACCATCAGCCAGTCGTAGCCAACGATGTCCTTGTCTCCTGTTGTCGGGTCTTTACGTACCAGGATGAAACAATCTCTCTGCTTGCGACCGTAGCAGCCACTATCAATCTCATTCAAAGTGATGTAAACATTCCTGTCTTTCAGATTCTCACGGCTTAAAGCATTGACAAGTGTTTCTGCATCCGTGAAGTAGCCGGAATAAATCTTGCTCCCTTCCAACATCCGGCACTCAAACAACTGACCATCAGGTTTCATCAGCGATATTGCTTTCTTGACTTCGTTAGCATCGAAGTAGTTGCTCATTGTCTGCCGCCTTTCGGCTTCTCCAAGCCAGTAGGCATCTCTTCCCTCGGCTGATTGTGACTGGAAGAGCGGTTGTCATATTTACCCTCAAGTGTTTCAACATAGTGGGTTGGGTCAACAATCCAAGTAAACGTCAACTTGAAAGGTTTTCTGCCATCCTTACCCTCAATCTTGCCAAGGAGAAAATCACTATCCTTGATCTTGTCAACAACCTTCTGAAACGAGTCAACACCATACTCCTTCAACCTAGCCTTGAGATGTTTACACCTAGAACTTGTGGGTACTAGACTAGCAATCTTGGAAACACCTAACGGTGATAATTGAGTGTTCCAAATCTCAACAATGTCTGAGATGTGTGTATTACTAATATTATTATTGTTAAATAATAATATATCTGTATTTACTACATCTGGTATTGGTTCGCCGTTTGGGCGAAGGGGGTCGGTCGTTTCGGCAAAGGGTCTTCTGCCGTTTCGGCAAAGGTTTCTACCCTTACTTGTCAGTGCGTACCACTTGGTTCTGTCGTACACTTGGTCATTAAAACAACCAACTTTGACCAGCCCACCGTCTTCTAATTTCTGTAGCCCATTTCGGATGACTTTAGCACCCATGTATGGAAACAACTCTCCGAAAGCCTTAACGCTACAGTATGTCCAATACTCGCCATTAATACAGTGCTTCTCGTTTACTCTGTTCTTCTCTACCCAATAGTAGATGTGCTTTAACAGGATCGCTGCCGGAATCCCATATTCCTTCGCTATATCAATGTCAAATGAGTGTTCCATGTTAGTCAACCTCGGCTTGGACTACTACTTGATTGCCACCCATGACTGCCGCTGACACGATAATTCTCATATCGATTTCATCTTCAACTCTGAGCGAAACAGGCTCTTCATCGTTGTCAAAACTGCCGTCCTCATTGAACAAGCTTTTGTAAATCTCAATTCTGTAATAAACCTTGTGTTCCATCTCTCTCCTTTCTATAAATCTAATGTCATCTGTCCGGCTATCTGCTGACTATGCCTCGGCTTTCTAGGCTTGTATCCGTTAGTTATCCCGAAAGCATCCTGGTACTCAGGCTCACAATCAGCAAAGTGAAAGTCCTTGCATTTATTCGTGTGCATACAACTGCTCTTAGAGCGAATCTCTTTCTTCTTGTCGCAGTACGGAACGTTATTTACACATAGCCAAACACAATATCGGCAGTACTGTTTCATGATGTTTCATCACTTTCTTTTGGCTCGTTTGGACAGAAGTACAATATTTTTGCGCCACACTCGGAACAATGGCACTCATGCACTATGCCTTCTTCTTCAAAACCATAATCCTCGTAGTCGAAGTCTGCATCCCATATCACAGCTTTCTTGCCACACACAAAACACTCATACATCGAGCATCACCCCCTGTGAAAATTGCATTTGAACACTCGATGTTCTGCGTTTTGCAATTTCAACATATTGGGGATTTAACTCGCATCCCACAAAGTCTCTGCCATGCTTTAATGCAACAACGCCTGTTGTGCCACTACCAAAGAACGGATCAAGGACTATGCCACCCTGTCTGCATCCGGCAAGAACGCAAGGTTCTATCAGCTTTTCAGGAAATGTCGCAAAGTGCGCTTCTTTCAATGGGTGAAGCGGAACGCTCCACACATCTCGTTTGTTTCTGAATCCGTCCGCGCCGTAAACCCTATTGCCGTCAGAGAATCTATCTCCTTTTGCATAGTCAGCCTGATACCCCTCGTTATGTTTATTACGCTTCTGAGGCTTTGTCTTGGCTTTTTCTTTGATCGCATCGGAATCGTAGTGGTATTTCTTGGACTTTGTTAGCAGAAATATGTACTCGTGCGACTTTGTACATCTATCTCTCACGGACTCAGGCATTGGATTAGGCTTAGACCATATAATGTCTTGCCTCAGATACCATCCATCTGCCCTGAGAGCGAAAGCAAGCATCCACGGAATACCTATGATGTCTTTATCTTTGTAATCACCACGAGAACCAACAAGTTTCGGAAGATTGCTGAGTTGCAAAGTACCCTTGCTCCCCATTTGAACTTCTCCCATTCCTTTACTGTTTTTGGTGAAGTCATATCCTCTTGAGCCACTCCCCCACCATGAATCACCGATGTTTAGCCAAAGAGTGCCGTCATTTTTGAGAACACGTTTAACTTCTCTGAATACCTCAACAAGACGGTTGACGTACTGCTCTGGGGTTTCCTCAAGTCCAATCTGCTTGTCTTCTCTTACTGCTCCGCACAAAGGACAAACGGTTTTGAATATAGCATCACCGATGTTGCCTACAAGACCGCTTTGTGACTGCCCAACAGACATTCCGGCGTTCCACTTGCTTATTCTTGCGTGTGGACAATTTGGATCACCTCCGATCCATTTTCCAGTGCCATAATCTCGCAGACCGTAATAAGGCGGTGATGTTACGCAACAATCTATCGACTCATCAGGAAGTGTTTTAAGTTGCTCTATGCAATCTCCAACAAGGATGACATTCCGCTTGCTTGCTTGCTTGCTTGCTTGCTTGCTTGCTTGCTTGCTTGCTTGCTTGCTTGGACATCATCTGCGTGTCAGAGTGCTTGTCAAGTACTTTTGCCATTTTCTTCTCCTGTTAATAACTCCACGATCTTCTCTGCGGATTTCTCGGGCGTGGTGAACAAGAACTCGACTCCGTAGCGACTTCTCATCGTCATACACGCTTTCATAATTTCCACCCCTCTTCTAGCCCTTGGGTATTTCTGCTTGCCATTAAAAAAAATAAAGGCTTGAGGGTTTTTCCACTTGTAAAGTTCTTCCAGCTTCGTAATTGCCGGATTGTAGATGTTTCCGCTCACTCGTTCGTATCTGCTCTCAACGAGAATAATCAGTTTTATTCCTAGTTTCTGCGCTCTTATGCACTCTTCTCTGAAACGTGCGTGTTGCTGAGTGACATCACTTGCAAGCTCGGCAATGTTCTGTTTTGTGTCGATGCAGATAGATTGGTTAGTGGGCAAAGTATAATCGCCCACCACAAGTTTCGACCTTACAATTTCGATGCCGTTCTTTTCAAACCATCGATGCTTGATGTCGTGCTTACCAACCTTCTGCCTTGAATCTTCAAGCAGTATCATTTCTCACCTCAAGCGAAGGGCATATCATCGGAGTCAATCCCATCAGGGATGTTCATGTAATTGTCGATGCCAGCACCAGTCTGAGCATTAGGCTGAGTTGTCTGCTGAGTAGATGTCTGCTGAGTTGTCTGCTCGGTATTCTGTGAAGCGGCTGCCTTGGACTCGGCAAACTCGATGTCATCAACGATGAAGTCGTGGGTATAGACCTTAACGCCGTCACGATTCGTGTAGTTGCCGGACTGATAGTGGCTACGGATCACGACCTTAGTTCCCTTCTTCACGTACTTCTCACAGAACTCTCCAATCTTGCCGAAAGCGACCATGTTAGGGAAATCTGCTCCCCTCTCTCTGCCTCTCCTATCGACTGCAAGACCGAATTTTGCGATGCACATTGGCTTATCGCCCTGAGTGTATGTGACTTTAGGTTCGGCAGAAGCTCTGCCACAAAAAATGCAGAAATTAGACATTTTGTTTGTTCCTTTCTTTGTTGTATTCATCTAAGTATTTGAACTCATATCCTCGTGTGTGCTTTCGCTTGTGCATACACACCCTTGTTACCATAGAACCGTTTGTTCCGCACGAATCTGCCGCTTCTTTTGCTGATTGGAAAATCTCGCCTGTTGTAACGTTGATTACTGGAACTGTGTGTCTCCGCATCTTCCCCGAATCATTGAGTTCTTTGCAATGGAGCGATCGGTGGTCATGCGTTGTCATCAACATGAGATTTTCTATTCTGTTATCATCACAAATCCTATTGATGTGATGTACTTGCTCGTCTTTTGTGAGGTATCTGCCAATATGCTCTTCCATAACCAGTCTGTGTTCCAACACTCTCCCATCTTTACTCGCATAAGGGTGATCCGGCACGAATACCAGTACATAACCTTTAGGATGCCTTGCGGTATATCCACCGTATTTGCTAGGCTTTTTGAATTTTCCTTTCTTCGCCAGCGACATTTTTCTTTTGGATTCCTCTGAACACGGTTTTCGTGGATGAGACTTTCCTAATGTCTTTTCTTTTTTGCTTATTCTCCCTTTAGCCGACATACCTTTTCTTGACTCTATTCCGTAAATCCTGTTCATATTCAGAACACCTTGTGCGGAACATCCTTTGAGGTCTGCAATTTCTTTTAGAGTCATATCTTGCTCGATATAAAGTTTTCTCAACTCGTCTTCGGGGAGAAGTTCACGAAGTTTTACTCTTTTCATAACTCTATCGTCTGTCTCTTTCTTGCAACGGTGACATTTACGTTATCTCCAACGGCAGCCTTAATTTCTGCGACCATATGATCCGTGTCAGCGTTGATGTTTGTGTGGCACAAAACAATGTTTTTCATCGCTTCGCACCGATTGATTGACAAAATCTCTTTAACTGTTTCCAAGTTACTGTGTCCCATAACCACATGGGCGTATTGTGGTTCGTCTACATCAGGTTCAAAAATATGATTACACGCTATGAGCCAAGTATCGACATTCCAACTCTTGAATGTGTACTTGCAGTAGCCGAAATCTGTCATATAGACAATCGTTCTTCCATCTACCCGAATCAGGTATCCATAGTTTTTGACATCGTGAGGAACTTCAAAGGGTACGACTGCGGAATCTCCTTTCTTGTATATTTTTTTGGGAAACGAATTTTCATAACTTACCAAATCAATGCCGTTACCAGTGAAATCCCCCACGTATCTTGCATGATCGCTATGGCTATGAGTGACAAGAGCAAAGTCAATATCGAGGGGTCTGAAATTGCATCCGATAAGGACATCTCTCCATTTGCACCCACAATCCAGTGCGATTATTTTGTTGTTGTCTCGTTTTAGCAGATAGCAGTTACCCAAACTACCAGTGCCGACTGTATATAACTTCATATGATATGCCTAGAACCCACTCCATTTAGCCGTAGAGCGGTTTTTATTACTTGCGTGAGGATTTATGCACCCCCGATATAAAAGTCGCTTAAAACCGCCTACAGACCGAATCTCGCAATTGCGTCTTTTTCGATAGCCTCAAGCCGACTAACTGCATCCATGAGACTGATTTCCAAGTCCTGAGTTTCTGAATTGAATCTGTCACGGATGTATGACTTGACCGCTCCCCTCAGAGAGTTGAAATGACCAACATAGTCTCTGATTTCTTCTCCGGCTCTTCTGCCTTTTCTCGACTTCTTTCTGCGGAACAGGGAGTAGTTACCCATCGAGTCAGTGTCGATAGCATAGTTTTCGTCAATGATAATCATGCCGTCACCTCGCTACTTTCAACATCAATGGCAAGTTCCTCGGTATTGCCGTTCTCTTCTCTCTGCTGCTCGGCTATTTTTGCCGGATCGGTTTCAATTTCAAGTCCGGCGTTCATGGCATCAGCCAGTTTCTCGTCCATGTCGAGCGGAATCGACTTAGCCAATCTCCTGAGAACGGTTTTCTTGGCCATCTCGGAATAGAAATTCCAAGCCGGACTATTGCTACGCTTCGCAGAACGCTTACACTGTTCAACATCTGCCTTAGACATGACCTCGTAAATCATGCCACCGTCTTTGTAGAGGCACACCGCAAAACACCCAATCATCGGGGCATTATTGAAAGGCTTGGGTCTGAATGTTACTGACGGCTGACCGTTGACAATCTCCTCAGTGAACTCATCGCCTTCTCTGACAATCTTGGCGTAGATCGTGTTGATAGGTCTTGAGGAGTACTTGATGCAGAGTTTAATCATGCCCTTGTAACTCGGCATAAAGTTTAGGGTTTTTCCATACGGAATCAGATATGCCTCGTCATTCATAAAGTCGAGTCCAAGATATGCACCACGGAGCAAGCCGACCTTGATTTGGTCTGTGCCGTTTTCGTTCTTGAACTTGATAAGTGTTTCGTTACCGTTCAGAAGCGCAACAGAGTTGTGGACAAATCTTGTGATATTAAAATCCCTCGGCAGAGCATCAATCTGTGCCGTCAACTCGGTTGTAAGTGCCGTACTGAACTTCGGCTTTGCAGTTGCTACTTCATTTGCCAACTTCTATCACCCCCTTAAAACAGGAACTTAGGAATGTCATCCTCAGTTTCATCATCGCCGGACTTTACTTCTTCGGGATCGATACCAAGCAGTTCCATCAACTTGCGACCAGTCTCGCTATCCTTCGGAATAGACTTGACAATAACAGTTTCTTCGGAATCATCCTCGTCCTCGTCATCGGTATCGTCATCATCGGACTTGGGTAACGGAACGGAGACATCGATGCCTGTCCTTGCCTCAATCTCGGCACAAGCACCAGTGAAAATGTACCTGAAAGCGGTCTTGGCAGTCTCCTCATCGACCACATCCATGTTATCCTCATGTGAACTAACCGCTCTCACAACCGATGTGACCAACGCAGCCGCTTCGCAAATCAAGTCCATGCCCGAAGCCTTGCCACACTTAACACTGATTCTTCCATCAATAGTTTCTGCACTAATCATTGTTTTTACCTCACTGTAAGTTTGTCATCCTCTGATACGCAGAGGAGAATTAACTGGTTCTCCAACTTCAAGTTGTTGCGATTGGCTTCATCCAGGCACTCAGCACCATCAAGCCAAATGGGAAGATTCTGACCGTAGAATTTCTGTAATCCGGCACAGATGTCCAACTTAGCCGCTACGATAGCCGCCGTGTTAGCACTGTATGTCATGTCTCTGTACTCACCGTCAGAGCAAAGCACCATCGGAGTGCAGTCATCCTTAATCTCGCCATTCTTCTGCACCGCAAAGAGCCGGAACTTGACTCTCGTAAAGTGAGAGTTGACTTGCTCGGACAACAACTCATTCTTCTTCTGACTGATTAACTGCAACTGATAGAGCATGGATTCGGCATCAGCAAGAGCCTGAGAATACTGTCGGAGGGATGTTTTCATTTCATCGATACGCTCGTCAATGCGGTCATTGTTTTTCTCAGCGGCGTAAGCATCGGTATAGGTCTTGAGCAGACCCCTCTTCTTGGCAATCGCCTCATGGATCGTGTAAGCCAACTGAGTGTACTCACGGCACTTCTCCAAGTCATCGTTAAGTGCATTGATCTCAGCATCGACCTCGGAATAGTCAGGATTGATAGGCTGACTATACTTATCAACATTGGCTTTAGCCTCATCGTATTTAGCCTTGGCATCAGCGACCGCTTTCTCGGCATCCTTCTTCTTCTTGGCAAGTTCTTTGCCCTCGGCTTTGTAGGATTCAATCTGAGTCTTGACCGCTCGCAGCTTGTCCTCAATGTCCTTGACCCTCTCATCATGGCTTTTCTGCCAGTTAGCCTTTGCCTCATCAATCTGAGCCTTGGGAATCTTCTGACCGCAAGTAGGGCAAACAGTTCTGCCGGAGAACTTCTCGGCCTTGAGTGCTTTCAGTTCCGTTTCAAGCCTTGTTTTGAGTGCCGTAGCCTCTTTGTAAGAAACATTGATTCCATCACCCGACCTCTTGATCCTGTCGAGAGTGTTTTTGGCTTCACGGTAGTCATCTTCGGCATCGTTCATCTTGCCGTAGGCATCCTTGTACTTGGCAAGCCTCTCGGTATTGGCATCGTTGTAAATCGTGGTCTTCTGATTCCTCAGTTCCCTAATTCGATTGTTGAGCGAAGCAGCATCGGCTTTTCTCTTAGCCTCATTCATCGCCTCAGTATCAGCCTCAATCTCATCCTCAAGAGCCTTAATCAGAGTAGGCAGTTCGGGGTTCGTCTCGACCTTGGCTTTCTCAAGTCCAATAATCTGATTCGGGATAGCATCCTTCTGCTCCTTGCATCTCTTAGCCTGTGCCTTTGACCTAGCGGCAATCTCCTCAATGGTAGAGCCATCTTCCAACTCTTTCAGTGCCGGAGCGCACTCATCAATCATCTTGGCAACATCAATGTCAGTTACTCCATCGACAAGTGAGAAGAGAATCTTCCGCATATCAGCTTTCTTCTGTGACAGGAAGTAGTCGGGATTTGTCAGCATGAGGAAGTTATCAACATCAATGCCATAGCCCTCAAGTGCTTTGAAAAAGTCCTTTGCCGTCATTGGGACATCGTTAATCTCATAGCGGTTTGCGATCCTCACAGGAGCGTTCTGCTCTTTCTGCTTCTTTGTTCTCGTGTCCACCTGAAATTTGCGGAGTTTGACTTTCTTCTCGCCAAACAGACACTCTGCGGTAACACTGGACTCGCACTCAATGTTCTCATCGTTGCGGATTTCCGGCTCGTCTTGCAGTTCCAAATCCTTGCCAGTGAAGAGCCATGAAACGCCGATTCCTGTGGTGGATTTACCAGTGCCGTTCTTTCCGGCGATGATGTTGACTCCGTCCTTCAAGTCGAGTTCAAAGTGGATGAACTTCTTGAAATAGTCATAAATGACTTTGGTGATAATCATTTTTTCTCCTTTCCAAAAGGCAGTCCGCAGAGTACCTTAATCACATTTGCGGTATCAGAGTCGATATAACTGCCATCCTTGCAACCGCTGACAATCGACTTGACCTTTTCAAGGTCATTAGCCTTGCAGACCAGTTCTGTGTACTCAGCCAGTGAAATATTAACTTTAACCTCTCTTAAATCAGCCATTGGTTACTCCTTTCCTTTCCAACAAAAAGCAAAATATCCGCTGATTGCCATGACCACGAAACAGAATAGCGTGAACGGAAGACCACCATCGAAGATGGAATCCATACTGCATCCTGTCAGGATAAAAGTAGTCACAGAAATAGCGGATAATATCTTTGCTCTCATTGCTTTTTAACTCCTCTTTCTTCAAGTATCATTGTCACTTTCTTTCGTGACATCATCATTTCTTTGGCTATCATGTTGAGGCTCATTCCAGCCTCGTATCTGCTTATCATCGACTGGATTTGCTCTTCGGTAGTCTCCTGTCTTCGCTTCTCCAATCGACCACACTTTATCTCATACCTGATGCGATCCCGACATACCGACTCCGTACAACCGCACTCTCTAGCAATGTACTTGACATTCCAACCCTCTTCCCATAACCGTCTTAGCCTCGCTTGTCTTGCTTTATCCCAAAAACATAAAGGTGTGCTTTTGGTAATGCCGTTAAGGTTAAGACTCTTATGCTCTGCAAGCCTCTGCTGACGTTCCTTCTCCCTTGGGTCAACGTAGTGATACGGCTTAGTCGGCTTCGGTGCATCCGGCAGAACCATCTTCTTCACCGTTGCTTTTGACATCAACACTTACCTCTGCTTGAAATTTCTCTGAAAGTATCCTCTCGATTGCTCTTACGAGCAGTTCCAGGTTCATACCTTCTCAAGCCCTTTGACTTCGATGAGGTAGCAAGAGTTGTAGCTTAATCCATCGATTTCCTCGATGTAAGCCAACGTTCTACCGTTTTTCTCATGCTCCGCAATCTTGATGACTTTGTACTTTCTATCAGTATAAGGACTACCGTAGCAGTACCTTGCAGCCATGTAAGGATCGCTGATGTGTTCGCCAACCCACTGAGGATATGAAGAGTAGTTGAGTCCAGTGTTGACTACCTTAACGGTATCGCCCTCGTGAATCTTGCTCTCATCCCACTTGTCGAGCATCTCCTCGGAATAGTGGAAGGTGAATTTGCCCTCGTGGTAGCACTCGTAATAGTACGTGTTGGAATCGTCCGACCAATCAACACGGACAACCGTCATCCGCTTATTGTATGCGTTGTCGTACATTGCACCTTCAAACAACGTCAAACCGCCATATACCTTTCCGGCAACAAAACCTTCCTTGAGAGTGACATGATCGCCAACCTTGAACTTGTGGTCAACCCTCGCCGGAATATCCTTGATCCCAAGTGCCTTCTTCCACTCGGCCTTTACGTCATCCGTAAGAGCATCAGGAGTCTTAGCCATCAGTCGAGCCAGTGCAATAGATGCACCAGTCTTGAAAACGAACTCGTCATCAGGACTACACTTCGCAATTCCCTTGTTGCCAGTAGCGACATCCTTGGCGATTACTTCTCTGCCTCGCCGGAAGATCACAATGCTCGGCTTCTTCTTTCCCAAGAACTCTTCTGCACTTACCACGGCCTTTCCCTTTTTGTCGGAGTCCTCAAACTCCTCAAGCTCGATAAAAGTCAAAACATCACGCTCAATGATGAGGTAAACCCCTCTTGCATCAAACCCATAGCCCCATCTAGTAGGCTTCTCTCTCGAAGCCCATCTCACGCCTGAGTCCTTCTTCTCGATATGGGCAAGAGTCTTTTTAACCTCGCCTTTACCGCACTTGATAATTACGTCTTTCATTTGTCTCCTTTCTTATGCCTGTTGCCTTATTTCTTGTCGAGATGATTGAGGTATCCGGCAACTCCACCAAATCCTTCGGGAATCCAATTGCCGATGTACTCAAGCAGTTCTCGGTAGTAGATTTTCTTTGTATCAACCGCATTAGTTCCACGGTAGTAGGAGTGACGCTTGGCATCGCATCTGCACTTTGCAGTAAACCGCCCAAACCTATCCATTCTGTCAACCTCTGAAAGCAAATCTGATACACGGCTCTTGATTGCCTGTGTGACGTTGTTGACCTCATCGGCCTCGATTCGCTCACGATCCCTGTTCCTTGCCTTTTCGGCTTCAAAATCTTCTCTAATGGAAGAGATGTCTTCTTTCACACCCATAATCTCTCTGTTGTGTTCCACAAGAGTGTTCTGTATCACGCCTACACTTTCGGCAATCGCATTGCTGCTCAGAGCCAATCTTCCGAGTGCGTTCTGTAACTGCTCGGCAGTCATTACTTCATTGCTCATTCAAGCCCTCCTACATTGTCTGCCATCTGTTGTGCAAAAGCTGAAAGCATCTGAATAGCCTTTGCAAAGTTCTTTCTTGTTGATTCAGGAACATCTGCCCACTTATCAAACGACCACACGTTACCGCCGTATCTACGTATATAGTCGTATGTTGCAATCGAGAAGTTATCCATGCTCTCCTGTGCGGATTGAACGACTTTCTTCTCTCCGTCAGGTGCTTGCAGTTCACGCAACAGTTCGTTTGCTTTGCTGAGTTCTGCAACCTTCTCTTTGTTCTCTCTGTTGAGCCGTTCGTTATCGCCTCTGTACATTTGAAGTTGCTTCTTGGTTTCCTCGTAGTCATCGGGAACGACCTCGACCTCGACAATTTTCTCAATGACTCTGCCACCCTGATTGACTTGCTTCGCAAATGACCTCGCTGCTTTTTCTGCGGAATCACGATCCCTTGAAAGCTTTTCGATTTCAGCATCTTTAGCCTTAATCTTTTTCATCACCTCTGCGTGTGAGACAACTCTGCCTTCTCGCTCGGCTTGCTCAAGCACATAATTGACAATAGCCGGATTCTGAGCCATGCGCTGATAGTCAGAAACCTCATGCCGTGTGTATCCCATCTCTTCTGTGACTTCTGATTTGTTCTTGGTGTTTTCCACACCGTTGGAAGTCACCTCTTGGTGCTGATTGCCATGATATGATGTGTTCTTCGGGATACTCAGCAGAATCTCACCGATTCTTGTCTCGGCGGCGATGAGCGCACTGGAAATGTCTTGCATCTCTTGAAGTGTCTGCTCTCGTATCTCTTGCGCATCGCTCAAACGGTTGACCGCTCTGAGTTTCACTCTGTAGGCATCGAGTTTTGCCTTGTTGACCAGGACAAACTGAGATAAATCCTCAAGTGTATCCGGCAACTGTGTTGTCCTCGTGGTAAGTTCGTCCATTTGTGACTCCTTGTGTAATTACTCCTCGTTTCTCTTGCGTCTCTTGTTTGCCCTTACGTATTTTTCATATTCGCTAGAGACGAAAACAGGCTCTCTCGGAGAACGAAGGTTATAGTTGTATATTTTGGTTTCAATCTGCCTCATTGCATCCATGATGCTTGTGGCTGGCTCAAGAGCATATCCGTATCTCTTCATCTTCGTGGCAAGGTAGTCGTTGTCCACCTTGTCGCACTTGAAGCAAAACGAAAGAGCAACCAAGTACATATGCTTTTTGCCCTGTATGCCGGAAATGAGTTCGTTGAACTGCTCGACATAATCAAGCATGGCCACCGCTTTGTTGTATTCATTCTCTGTGCAGACAAGATCGCCTTCCTTGAAAGTCTGTGCAGCTTTTCCGCATCCAGACATTCCGCTGATTGCAAATGCTATCAATGACTGCGATGCCCACGGATATGCCTTCATCAGTGTCTCAGCATATATGTAGTTGAGGTTTTGATCTCCGGCCGCATAGCAATGAATGAAATTTCGTGTTGTCCAATTTTTCGATGCACTGTTGAGGCTCATGACTTCTTTGAGCCTTATGCCTTCCTGGACGATGTAATAAACAGGAAGTCCAAGATTTATGCAAGCACAAAATCTGTTCTGACCCTCTACGATTTCGAACTTTTCATTCACAAGTATCGGCTGAAGCAATAATCCACAATTCTTGTAGCTGTACTCAAGTTTCGAAACATGGTCGGCGTTTCTATTGCCTTCGATAAAGCGGAACTTACTGTAGTCGAATGTCGATTCGACCTTGTACGAATCCTTGTCAGGGATTTTGATACCACCTATAGTTCTCATTGTTTTTCTTTTCTCCTTATAGCTTAGTCGCCCTCCTCACACGCCTTAATGATGTCAACAACGCTGATTCCAAGGCACTTTGCGACTTTTTCAAGATTGCCTATGTTTGGCTTGGTGAATCGCCATTTTGAAATAGTGCCGTTTCCAAGTTCAGCTTCTTCTTCTAAAGCCTTGATGGAGATGCCTCTTTCCTTGGCTAATTTCGCCACGACATCGTAGTACACTCGCACACCCCCTTTCTCGTTAGTGTGTGTTACAAAATATTGACAAAATGTAGAATATATTCTATGATTTATTTACCACAATATTTCAAGAACTTTATCTACTTCTATCTCCATTTCGTAGACCGTTTTCTGTTTACAATGGCTATTCTAGTAGATTTAGTTCTACTTGTCAATGTAAAAAATAGATTTTCTTCAACTTATTTTTGGAAGGAGAGTAGAGCCATGTCCACATACGACAGGATAGCCAGTTTGTGTAAAGAGAAAGGAATCTCCGTCACTGGTCTTGAGGCAGAGTTGGGATTCGGAAGAGGATCTTTGGGAAAGATGAAGAAAGGTGGTAGTACATCCGTTGCTAGGCTTCAGAAGATTGCCGATTATTTCGGAATTAGCATCAATGAGTTGATGGACGAACCTGAGACTGTACAAACAATTGAACCACAGACGTATTACTATGATGCCGAAACGATGAAATTAGCCGAAGCGTTACACAAGAACAAGGAACTTCGAGTCTTATTTGATGCGGCTCAAGATATAAGTTCTGATGATTTGTATTTCGTCTACGGCTTGGTGCAGAGGATGAAGAAAACAAACAAAGATGAATGATGTTTACGTCTACTTAATTGATATGCCATGCAAGGCACATGAGGTAGTAACTCCATGCTTGGACGGCGGTTATACGGTCTACATCAATTCCAGGCTGAGTTACCAAGATAGAATAATGGCATACTGCCACGCTCTTAGGCATATCGAGAATAATGATTTTGAGAGTGAAGAAGACATACAGACAATAGAAGCGAGAGCGCATAGGAGGTGAGGCAATTGAGAGCGGCACTTTACGCACGAGTTTCAACGGATCAGCAAGCCGATGACGGACAAAGCATACAAGCTCAAGTCCAAGCGTTGCATGACCACGCTAAGAAACGCAACTACACTGTGGTTGGGGTTTATATCGATGATGGCGTCAGTGGCAGTTTGTTTAGTGAGAGAGATGAATTGCAAAGACTTCTTGCTGACGTAAAGGATGACAAGATAGATATAATTTGTTTTGTAAAACTCGACAGATGGTTTAGAAGTGTGCGACATTACGTAAATACACAAGCAATACTTGACGAACATGGTGTCGTGTGGGAAACACTTTGGGAGCGGTACGAGACGGTCAGCCCACAAGGGCGATTGATGGTGACGCAGATGTTGGCGTTTGCGGAATTTGAGACATCGAATACGGCTCTCAGAATCAACAAGACGTTCGATTTCAAGAAGACAAATCACGAAGTCCTGTCGGGCAAAGTGCCTTTTGGCTACAAAATTCAAGACAAGCACCTCGTCATTGATCCCAAAAAAGCCGACATAGTAAGGCAAGCTTTCCACATATACATCGCCACTGGTGGAATCTCTGAGACATTACGGCAGACAGAAGGATTGGGCTTGCCAAAGACGCAGAGAGCGATGAAACTATTGCTCCAAAATCGGAAATACATTGGAGAGTGCTACGGAATTGAGAACTACCACGAGGCGATAATCGACAGAAACACGTTTGACATGGTGCAAGAAATGTTAGGCAGAAATGTCCGTCAAAGCAAGAAGAGGAAATATATCTTCTCCGGCCTTTGTACTTGTTCTGACTGTGGAAGACGGCTCATTGGCACTACTGACAAAATCAAGTCCAAAAATGAGCGGTATAAGGTTTACCGTTGCATGGGGCATTATCGAGCGATTAAGGATTGTATCGACTCCAAGAGCCTGAACGAGAAGAAACTGGAGAAGTACCTTGTGGAGAATTTGAAGAACTTGGCATTTGCCGACATTTCTGTAAAGGACAAAAGGAAAGCGACCAACTTTGAGAAGAAGATCGCTAGTACTGAGAAGAAGATTTCAAGGTTAAAGGAACTGTACCTCAACGAGTTAATCACACTGGACGATTACAAGCATGATTTGGCTGCGTACAAGGCTGATATAGACACTTTTAAGGCAGAGGCGAGGAAGTATAGGGGTACGGATAAAAAAGCCCTTAACGACCTCGTAGGACGCAATCTAGCCGATTGGTATTGGACGCTAACAGAGGATGAACGAAGGGTGATTTGGCGAAGCGTAATAGACCAAATATACTTCGATAATGACAAAAATATTAAGATTGTGTTTCGCTAATCAGACTCACGTTAATGGAAGTATCCGTGCGGATAGTTCCGATTACTTGCGGTCAGCGAATACAAACGTTTGTTCCGTTTTTAGGATAACAAAAAAGGGGAGTCTTTTCAACTCCCCATAGTGAAAAACATATATGCACAGTGATGTCTCTCTCTGTGAAACTGTAGTGCCTCAGAGTGGGCTATTAAGAATCATGCTCTGATATTTTGACTGTCTCACAAGGGCATCATACCTCATTGAAAAGTGATTTCCAAGAGTTTTTTCCGCACTCGCCATCAACTTCCAAGCCACGATCCTTTTGGTATGCCTTGAGCGCATTGTACGTATTGTTACCGAAGTCTCCGTCCACGGCGAGAACAATCTTGCCGTTATAGGATGCAGCATTGAGTCTCTTCTGTAATTCGACTACCGCAAATCCAGTAGCACCTTTCTTAATCAGTGGCATATTCTCAGCGGTAAGACCGCCACTCAGTAACTCGTATTTAGGTCTGCCATAGCCAAGAATGCGACTGTCACCAATCTTGTAACTGCATCTCTTAACCTGGTCTGACTTGTTACCCTCGTCAGTGTAGACCTCTCCGTTCTTAACATCGACAACGCCACCAGTATGTCCAACCCCACCAAAGAAGATTTGATCGCCTTTCTGCGGAGAGGTAAACCATCTACCCTGTCTTTTGTAGAGGTTGATAGAGCTATAGGTATAATCGTCAAAATCACCGCAAAGCACTTCTCTTGCCATGTCTGCATCGTATCCGAAAGCCTTGCAGAGTTGAAGAACGCACCAGTCAAACCAACAATCGCACCAAGCAGCATTAGCGTCCATATTACTCGGCTGAATCCTGTGCATCTCATCGCCATACTTGGTATGGTTGTTAGCACCCTCATGATAGCCTAACTCGGCATCCATAATCTGAATCATCATGTCAATTGGATTGGCCTTGGTCGTAGTCTTACTAGGAGTACTAGGAGTAGCCGGAGCGACAACACCATCAAACTGAGTGAGGTTGTACAGATTGATGATATTCATTGTATGGTCAACATACGAATTGCCAGTAGCATAGCCGTCAGCAATGATTGTCTCAAGGTACTTTCTCGGACTTGTGATGCCTTTAAGGTTAGAGTATCTAGGCAACTGGATAAACTCAAAGTAGCCCTTAACACCCTCTTCCATGTTGTCATAGGCTCTGAAATTAGCAGAAATGGTGGTCAGTGTTCCGGCAGAGTATTCCTCTTTTGTGGACATATTGACAGATTTGCCAGTCCACTTAGTACCGCACTTGAGTCCAAAGTAGTTGTGGTACTTAGCGGATAACTTGGATTCGCCCCAACCGCTCTCATGGATAGCCTGTGCAATGATAGGACTATAGACCTTGATACCGTACTGCGGAGCGTACTTACGGACATAGTTGGCAATGTCAATAGCGAACTGTCTCCTAGAAGCAGAGATGTCATTAAGTTTACCACTTACCTTAGTGATGTTACCGCCAGTGGTCTTAATCTCATGAGCATAGCAGTTATCATCGAAACTCCATGTCTTACCATCAATAACGGCAGTCTGATTTCTATAAGCATGGCCTTGGTTCATCTTCGGAGTAGGCTCAAGATAAAACAAACCATAACGATTCAGCCAACCAGTCTGCATCCGTCCATCCTTCTCGTTGAGGAAATACCAAAACTTATCGACAAATACCCATCCCTTGTGCATATTGCCGTTCTTATCATCGAAGTAGAACCAACCGACCTTGCCGTTCTTGGGAATATACTGCCATCCATAAAGGACATTGCCGTTCTTGGGATCGAGATAAAATTCATCTCTCTTACCGTCTCCCCAAGGAAGTGTCTGCCATCCAGTGAGCATAGCACCAGTAGTGTAGTGGAAGAAGAACCAAGACTTCCCTTGTGACCACTTGAGGTACTGCCAACCAGTGACCATCCATCCCTCGTAGTCGAAATAGAACCAGTTTTCTCCTTTCGACCATTTGAGCCAAGCCCAACCGACTGCCCAAGTTCCGTCAGCGTACTGATACCACCATCCTTTAGTTCCCTGTTTCCAACCTTCCTTTGTCGTACCCTGATAAGGCACATCAGCAGTAATGACATTGCTACCCTGTCTAAAGGTAATCTTGCCACCGCCAGCGGAGAATGTAACATCCATATTCTGTTGCCAAACCGTGATGCCCTGTTGCTTAACTCTGCGAGAGCCGTAAGCCGTCCAATTAGTAGAGCCAACTCCATTTCTTTCAATGCAAGACTGCCAAGCAAGGATACATCCAGCTTTCTTCAAGGCGATAGCATTGCTCTCGGAACAAGCATTGCCATGATGGGAAACATCGTAGAAAACAACCTTGTCGTTGAAGTAGGCAATAGCATCCTTGAGTGCGTTCGGGCCATCACCGCCAAAGATACATCTCACTTCCGGCGAATACAACACCAATGAGCCATCATTGAGAAAAGCATAAGCCTCTCCACCGTCAAGATGGGTGAACGATGTCGGTTGCTTGCGATAAATCTTCCAAGTGATTCCACCGCACTTAATTTCACCGCCATGATTGATAAAGATGACCTTGGTGCCGTGAGACTGCATAGTGCGGATAAAGTTATACATATTGGCAATGTCGGACTTAACCGCTCTGCCATTAGCCGTATTGTCAACACCATGCCTCAGTGTCTCAGGATCATAGCAGTACAAGACCTTGATATGGAATCTCTCATCTTCCTCAATGAGTTTCAGACCGTGATAGTGGTCATAATGTCCGTGGGTAAGTACCGCAATGTCAATATCACTGATGCCTTTGTTGGCAAGCCATGACTTCAAGCCGTTGGTGGGTTCACCGCCCTCAAAGCCGTCTATCAGCATGGAGACTCCATCGCATATCATTGCCACTCCATCACCACGCCTGTCATCTGTAACTCTGTTTGGGAGAGTGAATTTAGGTAAATATCCTGTAAGCATAAATTTTCTCCGTATAATAAAAAAGCACCCACATAAGTGAGTGCCTTAACAATTATCAGTTATTCATTTTCGGGCATCTCCACTTCGGGGATACCGCCAAGGGAAGTGAGCAGAGATACGATTCCGGCAAGCGCCGCACCACTGGCAACACCTACCCAATTGACCTCAGTAATACCAACGGCATTAGTACCAATGAGCGCAACTGCCGTCTGACAAAACGTCTTAATTGCTCTCACACTAGCCGCCTTAGCCCATTTAATCCAATACTCTTTACTATCCATAGTTTAAAGCCCCCCTTTTGTTAAAAGGTATGTGATGAAAGCAGTAGCAACGACAGTGATGATTGTCTTGACAAGGGAGTTCCATTTATCCGCTGGCTCTTCCTCGATCTTTTTGAGACGTTCGCCTTGCTCTTTCTGCTCCGCTTGCATCCCTTGCATCGAGACTGCCATAACCTTGATGGACGCAGCCATATCCGCTAACTGCTCTGCCATAGTTTCCAGTTTGTCAATACGATGATTCTGACGGCGGTTCTCGTCATCAATGCGCTTCTGCCTCTCATCGTACTCCACACGACTAACATACTCGTCCATTGGCGCAGTTTCCTTTCGTGCGTAAAAAAAGCACCCACCGAAGTGAGTGCCATAAAATTATGCTACATATTGCCTATACGATGCTTCGACCTTCTCCGTCCTCGTTTCGATATAGCCTTGAGTTGTGCTAATTTTGGAATGTCCAAGGAGTTTCTGTATCTCTTGAATAGGCATCCCTTTTCGTGCCAAGTCTGTAGCCAACGTCCGTCTAAATCTATGAGGATGGATATGGATTCCGCATCGTTCAGACATCTTTCTCATTGCCTCTCCTAGACTGTTTGTATTATATTTGCCACCAAGTCTTGAGGTAAACACATAATCAGATTTATGTTTGTTCCATTTCAGATATTTAAAAATATACTTCTTTGTTACCGAAGTGATGAAAGTCGTTCTGTCCTTACCGCCCTTGCCGTTCTTGACATGGATAACTAGCTTATCGAAGTCAATATCCTCAATCTTGAGATTGGCAAGTTCGTTGATTCTGAGTCCCGAAGCCAATAGTGTTTCGACCAATGCCCTCTCGTAAGGATTAGCACAGATGTTTCGTATTGTATCAACTTCATCATCGCTAAAGGCTTTTTTCTCCTCACTAGGCACTTTGACAGGCCTGATTGGATCGATAGGATTCCGCTCAATCATCCTATTGTGATAGAGCCAAGTGAAAAAAGGAGAAATGTTAGACCTTTGATTCCGCACATAAGAACTCTTTGCGCCGGACAATTTTAGCGAAGCAAGCCAAGCCATGATGTCGGCGGTCGTAATCTCACTGTATTTTCTGTTTCCTAGAAATTCAAACAACCACTTTAGCGAATATTTGTACTGCCTGATTGTTCCCTTTGACTTGCCTTCGACAACGAGGCATCCAAGGAATGATTTGATTACTCGCTGATTTTCGTCATCGTATGGTACTAACTCCGTAGACCTCTTAGCCAAGTCGTAGTCTTTGAGTTCAAGTGTCACAATGTCGATGACTTTCTCAGCGGTGCTGGCATCAACAACGTCTGCCAGTTTCGCTTTCAGTGCTTGGATGAATAGTTCTTTTGCCATAAAAAAATACCTCCCTTTGACAATGCGAAGGTAGGCATGGTAGAATACATCCACACCTTCGGGTTGAGAGTCATGTTTGTGATTGCGAGTCCTTCATGGCTCTCTTTTTATTTGTTTCGATGTATTTCTATTCTATGACAAGTATTTTACAAATTCAACAATATTCTGCTTTTGCTTATGAGTTAAATGGTGCTGTGTCCATCTCTAAAAGAGTAGAGCCATTCTCCCAATCGGTAGGCTTAGTGTCCGTGGAAAGGCATACACCCTCACGGCACTTGACGTTTTCCATCGCATTAGCCTCAAGTTCGGAATCTTTCTCTGAATATTTCTTATCTGTAATAGTTACCATAGCTCTTCCTTTCTGTGATGGTTATGTTAGTTTCTTCTCGTATAAGACATATATCTCATATCGGATTTTTGCGGCAGCAGTACGATTATGATTACGGATGAGAAAGTCAACCTGGTCTAGCCCTTGTGCGTCTTGTGTGAGCCTACAAAAGTCGAATCCGCACCAAGAGAAAAGTGTACCGCCCTGTGATGCATCATAAACCCTTGTTCCTACCACACCTATCGCTTTGTATCCAGTTACATTAACATAGGCGCTGAACCACGGAAAATAGCTATCAGTCGGAATTGAAACATTGTCTCTAGTCAGCGCAAGCCTTGTGACATATCTGTCCTCAAGGAACGTGAGCCTTGACAGGATAGATGTCAGTTTGTCTGCAATAAAATTGAATAAACTTGAAATGATATTCATACTTCTCCCCCTTTATGTAGGCGCTGCCCATCCAAGAGCTTCATAAGCCGTAATGGTTGAGGAGTCAATAAGATTATCAGCAAACTTCTCGATAAAGTTGTTGATTGTAAGAAGCCCGACATCGCCAGTAGTTCCGCTTGCTTGCAGAACGAAAAAGTCTGACGCACTAGGATTTGTGTTTTCGGGAAGTGTATATACTGGTAAAAATGTTGGAGAATTAGCCATATCACATCACCCCCTCGGTATTGAGAATCTTGTTAATCTTGGCAGTAGTTGTCTTGTTCGTAGTCGTGGCAAGGTCTGCCATAGCCTGTCTCAGAGCCTCAAGTTCTTCCTGTGCAAGTTCTGCCTCGGTCTTTTCTCTGAGTTTCACCCTTACGGTTATCACATCATCAACTACGGCAATGCTTCTCCGCAGAATCACCATATTGGTATATGTATCAATGTTGAACGTGTAGTCCGTCACTCCGTCAAATGACTTCACGATCTCACAGGCATCCTCAAGTGAATCAGCCACAATGGAGAAATCGGAGTAGATGGAATCGGGTTCTACATCGTATGTCTTGTCATTAAACGTAATAGTCATGTCTTAATCCTCACTCAGCGAATATTTGCCGTAGCAAGTGCCAACGAGCATGTAGTCTGCCGCCCAAATGCTCTCATTAAAAGGTTCTTCCACGCCCGAAATAATACGAGAAGGAGTCCATAGTCCGTTCTGAGCAACCATTGAACCGCCTATGTTTCCGGCTACAACTCTGCTTATACCAAAGACTGTAGCGTTACCCCCACTGATAGGAGTAATTTTCGGGATATTCGGATTAAGGCTTCTAAGGAGCGTAGGAGAAATGCCATAAGCACCAGTTCCAGTTCCAGCCGTGGTAATCATAAGGTTGAAATCAACTCTCATGATGTCATTCATCTGATATGTGCAAGTGACAATACCGTTGGCTTGAATCGATGTACCGCTCATGCAGTTGCCGATGGCGGTCATAACAGGAGCAACGTCAGCAAAACTGTTGTCAATAGAACTCCGCTCGACAAGTCTTACACCGTGGTATGTCTGCATACAAGCCTTGAGATAATCAGCCGAAACCGCTCTCCAAACGAAACCATCGTCAACACCTTGGTAGTAGCCCATCGTAGGCTTGTTTGGGTTGTACACGCCGATCGAATAACTCTGTAGAGCCGAATAGGTAGCACGGTTGTTGTAACCAAAGTAAATCTGTCCGGCATTTTCCCATTCTTCCGAATCTTCCGACTCCCTCTGCTCAAATATGATTCCGGCAGTCACATCTCTGTCGTTCTCTTTACCTCTGAGCCTTACCCTTGTAAGTCCATTGGTTGACATGGCTATGATGTTACCTTCGATTTCACCGCCCATTTGAAGTTTGGTAAGAAAGGCTTCACCATTCTCCATGTCGATGTACACGCCACCGTTCTGAGACTGTAGAATGCCAGTGGTAATCTTGCTTGCTGAAATGTCGTTTGCGATAACTCGGTCAGATATGCAGTCATCCATGATAGCAGATGCACCAAACTGCATATTATCCCATCCACTTCCATTCCACGTTTTCATCGTACCCTCAGAGGGGTTCAGCCAAATGTCGTTTACAGACATATCGTTTGCGGAAGAAGGGTCTGAGTTCTGCACATACGGCTTGCCTAATTTATTTGTTCTGATAATCGTCAAAGGTTGTGAAATCATCCGTACACCTCTGCCGCCCTAACTGATAACGGCACTCCGCTTCTGTTCGTCAACACAAGTTCAGGTCTGTTACTAAGAAGAAAAGGATTTACTCCCTCTTCAATCGGCTTTGTTTCAAAATAAATGCCAGCTGCATAGTCACATAGGGAATCACTAACAGGAATTGTAATCTGCTTGCCACCATCCAAATACTTGCCACTCATGCCGTCCTTGGTAATCCACCAACGATAGATGTACTCTGTACCATCGGTATCTACTTCGTTCATGTCACGATCATAGATGATAGCCGTGAGGTCAGCAGTCGTGTCATAGGTAAAAGCAGCACCTTTGTCGCTGACAATGTATGGCTGGTAGCCACTAGTCTCTGCCAACTCTTCTGCCGCTCTTGCTATTGCATCTGCTTGTTCTGCCTGTCTGATAGCGTTCTCGACATCAACATTCATGTTGTAACTGCTAGTCGGTCTGAGGTCTGTGTCTTCCTTGCTTTCAAAAGAACACATCGCAGTCTGAGTCAGTTGCTTAGTATATGTCGTGCTTGTCACAGGAAACAGATAAGTGTAATCGGCATATCTGTCGTGTACACTCAGCACATCTCCGGCTTGCAGACATGGATTAGCCAGTAGCGGAAGAGAACCTGGACGAAACTCTGTATCGAAAATGCCGCTAGAGACATTCGTGCATACCGTAGTGTAATTACTTGCCGTGATATAAGGATTGTTCTCAATCTTGATGATTCTGTCATCTGTACCATATAGGTATTCGACATCTTCAAGTGTTCCCTCGGCATTAGCCTTTCTATAGGTCAACTTGATTCCAGTAACCTCGATAGGGCTTGTCCAAAGGCTCTTACCATCAAATGTCGTGGCAAGATTCACAGGATTCTCAAAATCATACCAACCGATAACAAGATGCCCCAATTCGTTCATGCGAGCATAGCATCCGATGCACTCACAAGCATAGGAAAGCATCTGCCTGTCAGTAAGAACCATGTTCTCTCCCGAAGCGTCTTTAGGAGCGGTTAGAGCGAAGTTTCCGTGCGGTATGGTAACAGTGTCTAACGTAATGTTGTTAGCGGTGCATATAGCCGTTACAAGGGCTTGCACAGTGGTCGGATACGTGATAGGAGTCCTAGACTGGTCAAGCAGTTTAAGACCATCCATAGCCTGACACTTGATGATGTTTCCACTGGTCGTATGGCTAGTGACATAGAAGATGCCTTTCGGCAGATATTCGTTTACTCCGTTAATCTCAAAGTACAGAAACGGAATGACAGTAGCACCCTCAAAGTCGATGCTATCTAGGCTTCTGTCAAAGTTTGTCAGCCCAAAGTTGAAGCAACCGATGATTGCAGAGCCGACCGTAAAAGCACCATCCTGAGAAGTGGCATCGTTAAACGAAATACTGTTACCCCAAAACTGTCCATCCTCAAGCCATATCGTCCGACCATTTGCAGATATGAGTTGCATCCGTACAAGAGGCATCTCGCCGTTATTGATTTTGGCTTTATAAGCCTCGGAACAACTAATCATGGGATTTACCTCTCAATGATGTCAAATTTGATTGTCTCGTACAGTTTGCTCTTGACCGTCCATATCTTGACATTGCCAGCCCTATCACCTACATAAAAGTTCTTGATTTGCCAAGCGTTTTCAAGTGGGTCAAAATAGCGGACATCTATGTATTCGGGATTGAAAGCGGACAGAATTGTGCTTGCAACACTAGGAGTAACCGCACTCCATTCCAACTCCAACTTTCGCTTCTGAGTGATTCGGCCTTTGTACATATAGCCAGTATCATCCCTTCCGCTCTCTCCGATGCTTACGTCTTGCAGACTCCAATTAAGTTTTGAAGGATTCGGCATATCCACTCCGTCAACTCGGATAAGTACATCTGCCATATCTATACCTCATATATGTAAAAGGGAGATAGACTGTGACATCCATCTCCCCATTGATTTAGTAACTGTACTGAGCCACAGGGTTGTACCTCTTATCGAGACTTCTGTTACCCTGATTCACCGCTCTAGCAAGTACCTCATTATTCTCTGTGTATACCGTAACATTGTTGTTAATCGGACGTTGACTCATGCTATCCATCATACTAGCCATAGCCGGAAGTACTCTCATAGCAATAGCATCCGCAATCTCATCGCTATTGGAAGTTCCCATTCCACCCGAATCGACAATCGCACTTGCGATCCTCTTCATCGTGGACTTCCTCTCAAGAGGAATAGCGGCTTCTGCTCCGGCTTCACCGAATACCTGGAATCCAGTAGCACCAGTGAACAGACCACCTTTAGCGTTGCGTCTAGTTCTTGTAAAGATAGTGCCGACAACTTTTTGCGCCGCACCTTGAATGTCGGATACAACCTCTGTGACTGCGGCATCGACATCGACATCAACATGAACCGTAGCCCACTTATCATTAATATCGGTGTAATCGCTATATGCAGTCTTGAAAGCACTAGTTCTCCAACCGTCAGCAGTTTTTGTAGCAGTATTATTGACAATGCCATTATAGTTGCTCTTGGTTGTCCAAAAGTTACCGTTGATGTAACCGTTGGCAGTTTTGGTGGCGGTATGGTTGACAACGCCATCAAAGGTTCTCTTGGTTGTCCAAAAGTTGGGATTTAGATAACCATTAGCAGTCTTGGTAGCCGTGTTGCTGAAAACAGACTGATAGTCAGCTTGCAACGTCCTATAACTACCATCAACCTTACCTTTAGCGGTCTTGAGAGCAACAGGGTCTTTAAGCAACTCTTGCTTTGCACTGAGAGTGTTGCGGAATGACTGATCTGTAACACCTTTGAGTACCTGCGTGATAGTCTGCGTGAAAGATGTAGGCTTCGAGGTCTGAGGCACTGTTTGAATACTTGTGTAAGTACCAGCACTGTTCATGCCCGACTTCTGCAATGCCTGTTCATTCTTCATGGCGCCTTCCGCTGTGGCTTTAGCGGCATTCTGCTTGTTGCCCTTCGTGTCAAACTGGAAGAGTTTTGTAAGACCCGATTTGTCAGCCTGTTTCTTGAGCCATAAGCCAAGTGCAACGCCACCAACGGACACACCGCCGATGATAGCAAGCTGAGATACCGTAAGTCCGGCAATTGTACCGCCAAGGGCAGAGGCAACACCACTAGCACCAGTCGCACCAGTCGCTCCGGCAGTAGCACCACCACCACCAAACATCAAACCACCAACTATCTCTGCGGCTTTGTTCTTGAACACTTGTCCGAAGATTCCAGTTGCAAGTGACGCTCCGGCTTTGAGTCCTATAGCAATACCAATAGTACCCCAAGGGAGTTCTGCAAGAATATCTGAAAGTTTGCCACCAAGTTCGCTTGTATTAATCTCACTAAGAGCCTGTCCGATTCCACCAACAATGGTATCTTTCAGCAGAGACATCGCATAAGCAATATCATCCTCATCAAGTTCTTCAATGAATCCGTTTACAAACTGCGAGAATGCGTGTGCAAGATCACTCTTAACTGAACCATCCTCAAGGAAAGCGATAATCATATCAGCAAGTCCATTAAAGAATTTGCCTAACGACTTGCCCATTTCCCAAGGATCGAGTTCATCAATGCCGCCAGTAATCAGTTCTTTGAGTTTTGTGCCTAAGTCGGAGAAGTGGAAAGTTTCGACCCATCCACCGAAGAAATCCCATGCGGCTTTAAACTTGTCAGCAATGAGTCTGCCGAACGCATCAGCATCCCACTCATCAAGCATACCGTTGAGCCCTTCAGCAAAGTATGTGCCGTAGTTTCTCCACTCAAATCCGTTTATCCACTCTCTCAGGGTATAGACAACAATGTTTAACCCTCTAGCAAGAGTTCGCCCAACGAGATCCCATTTGATGTTCAGCATCATTGAGTTAAAAAACTCTTGGAATGGATGGATGAACTTGTCTACAATAATAGGCTTAATCTTGTTCCAATCAAGCACATCGTAGATATACTGAAACCCCTCATTAATTCCTCGTGCAACTATCGCACCAAGCTTCTTCCACTGATGTTTTTCGAACGCCTCACGCATCTCTGCCGCCCAACGGTTGATTGCTTGAATTGTTGGGGAGTTTTCAAATGCGCTCTCATAATCAGGCAACAGTGAGCCGGTATCTAGTCCACCAAGACCGCCGACTCCACCGCCGCCACCACTGCCGCCGCCTGAACCGCCACTAGAAGCGGAATCAGTATCTTTGGCAAGCTGATTGAGTTCATCGAACGGTAATACAGTGAGTTGTTTCTTTAATTCTTTTGCGGCTTTTCCGGCACTTCCAAGACCGTCAGATGCACCGCCAGCACCACTTCCAAGATCACTCATGGCATCTGCTGAATCATCAAGATAGCCAGCCATCTCGTTAGCCACACCCTTAGAAGCACCGATAGCTTTTCCAAACAGTGTGAACATAAACTGACGGAATATATTTGCCGCAGTAATAAGCCTACGGATAAGAGCATTGAGCCAACTAATTGCCGGAGCAATAGCAGAAATCAATCCTTGTCCGATAGTAGCGGATAGAGACTGGAAGTTTAATTGAAGGAGCCTAATTTGGTTAGCATAAGTTCCAGAAGTCCTGGCGAAATCCCCCATAGCATACTGAGAAGCATTAAGGATGTACTCATACCTCAGTGCCATCTGAGTAGCCTGATCCATTTCTTTCCAAGAAGTGTTAATGCCTTTACTAAGAGCGAAAGCCTGTAAGTTGGCTACGCTCATGTTAATGCCGATGCTTCTTAACGGCCTGTTCATACCGGCGAGTCCGGCTTGAATCTTGGTCATCGCCTCATCAACATTCATGTCGTAGAAGGAAGCAATATCGCCAGCCCTTTCAATCAAGTCAGTAGACATCTTAGCGGCACTATCTCTCATGCCCTCTGTGACATCAAAACCACTTGAATTGAACATGGACATCAAACGTCCGGCATACTGTTTTGCGGCAAGCTCAGAAACGCCAAAGTTGTCAATCGTGGTCTTAGCCCAATCATAGGTATAACCCGATATGTCTTGGTATCCCTTCTTTAAATCGCCAAACGCAGTATCAATGACGTTCTCAATCTCAACAAGTGAGGAACCGACTGTTACGGCATCTTTAGCCCAATCAAAGACTCCTCTTATTCCGTAAAATGGTACAATGGCTCTCAGAAGATTGCCAAAGGTAATTGCAGTCCTGTCAATTCCGTTAGCCGCTCCTGGAAGAAGCCCGATTCTCTGCATGAAGTGTCCAAGAGCAGAAGCACCTTTGCCACCAAGTTGTACGGAAACATTCAGCAGTCCTTTCAGACTGTTTGTTGCCGACTTAGCCGCAGTACCAAACGCATTACTAAAAACTCCATTGCTGTTATTACCTAAAGAACTTACCTCACTAAGAGCCTTGCCAGTTTTCTGTCCGGCGGCCGCAAGGTTTCCAAGTCCTTGAATTGTCATTGCAACATTGTCGTTGATTTCAGGAGCGTTCTGTAATGCTTCAAGGAAAGCAATAACTTCTTTGGTAAGCACTTTAAGGTTGTCGGCAGTCTCTTTTGCTTTGCCACCCGAAGTAGCCAACCTTGTGAACGATGAAATAAACTTGCTGATACTAGAATCAATTGACCCCATATCAACAAACGACTTGACAGCGCTCCTAAGTCTAGGAACAAGTGCATCGAGTCCATAAGCAGTTTTGCGCGTGTTATCTCCGGCACTTGCAAGCCTCGCCATTGCGGAAACAAACTTTGTTATACCGTTAGAAACCTCACTGACATTAGAAAACTCATTAATGCCAACTGCAACCTTATGGAAAAGTGAAGGGTCGAATTTGCTTGTATCAACTCCAACGAGTCTTCTGAAAGCATTTGCAAACTGAGTAACACCAGTGCTTTTGAGACTTGCTTGGTTCATCAAGGAGATGGACTGTGACATTTTCTCGAAGTTGTTTGCGTACTCAGGAAGTTTAGTGATGTCTATAAGGCTAAAAGCATGTTCAATGTTCTCTTTTAACCTTTGTTCATCAATGCTTATCTGTATAGGCTTGGCGGTATACGTTCTACCGTTCGTAGCCTGGTTAATTGCCCTCTGAATCTGATCCTCAAACCGCTTTTGGTCTATGTCCAAATCAATCGGAATCTTGGCGGCAGATTCTCGCATATTCTTATCGACATTTTCCTTTAACTTAGCGTCAATGTCTTCCATCAAGTGATTGACATCAAATCCAACGCCGTCAAGGATGTCAGTGTCGGTGATTTCTCTAGGAGTAAGCATTGTTCTCAGATAATCAAGTCTATCTGCAAGAACTTGTACCTGATCTCCGACCGTATCAGCAGTATTTCCGAAACTGTCTAAACTCTGCTTGTTCTCACCGATAATCTCTTCCCAATTGGCATCAATGCTAGTAGCACCTTTCTTGAGGTTAGCACCAAATCCTTTTCCAAAAAGAGATTCAATTTCCGTACTCGATAATCCGCTGGTTCCGACTACGATTCCTCTTAACTGCTCATATTCTTTGAGAAATTCATCCTTAACGCCTTGTACTTCGGCAAGGCTAAGTCTTCCTCTCTCAGCAATTACTTGGAAGATATTTTCGATGGCTTGACCAGCGGCTCCACCGTTTTTGGTTGACAGCGCAGTAATAAGTTCCTTGACTTGAGTGGTCATCTCGGAAATGCCTTCGTTGTCAACGTTGTATTTCTGCCCGAAGGCTTTAGAAATTCTGCTTGCGCTCTTTAAGACATTCTTTTCTGCATCCTGTGTGGCATATTTAAGCCTCTCAGCTTGGTCAGCACCCGATACAGATAATGTGATGTCAACCTTTTTGTCTTTGAGATTACTAAGGTCAATCTGGGATAATCTAGTTAATCCGCTGATTGCACTATTGAAATTTACACTAGCAATTTTGTTCAGCCCATTGGCAAGTGCTTTAAGGCTGTTAGCTGAGTTGACAAAACTCTTGGCACTTGCAGATGCGCTTTCTAACTTTGAGGCCAGTCTTTCAAGGCTATCAATAGCAGAACTGGCATCAGAATTTATTTGCAGTTGTAATTCGTCTACTTTTTGTGCCATAGCGTTTATACCTCAATAAAAAACAGGCAAAGCCACAATCAACTCTGCCTGTTCTTAGATTTAAAATTCTCGTTGTAAACAACCGCCCACGCCGCAAATCTGTTAAAGTCATCCATGGGCGTTTTCTCAGCTTCTCTTTTCTCGGTTCTGAGAATAGGTTCTGACAAGTATTTAGCCCTAGACTTCTTGCCGTTGAGCGAATTGCTTACTGCAACGCTTACTGCGTTAGTTACGTATAAACCCATCAGCCACATATTTGAGTCAAGACGTTCTTGCCGCATCTCGTCCATTTTGCGATACGGTTCTAGCTCAATAGGGATAGACTCCCAAAACTTTTCTTCCGATACTCCCAACATTAGGAAATATGGAAGGGTTTCGTTTAGGATTCGCTCTCGATAGGGTTCATTGCGACCACTCTCGCCGCCTCGCTCTCCATCTCCGCTTTCGTCTCTTCCGCTACCTTCTGTGCTTTCGCCGTCTGTTCTACTGCGGTCATCATTGCTGATAAAAAACCGTTCTTCTGCAACTCCTCTTGAAGATCACTGAAAAGAGTTGCCGCCGACTGCTCATGTTCTTCCGTGGATTCGTCCTCGTAGTCATCGAACAAGTCAAGCATTTCCTCGATCCGCTGTGCTTTCTCTTTGTCATCCTTGTAACCAAACTCGTCAGAGTGGTATTTCTGCAATCCGACAAGCAGAAGCTCAGCAGTTGCTTTGGAAACCTTGGCAATCATGCCACCGACATTAAGACCTTCAAAGTCTGTTGCGTCAGAAATCTTGTCAAGAATGTCATCTTCGCAAACTGTACGATATGTGAAGCGTACTTTATACTCTTTGCCATGGATTTTAAAAATATACATATAGTCACCCTCCAACTTGACTATTGATAATACCGATTAGGATAACGCAGCAATCGTAACTTCGGTAGAAGGATAAACTGTGATCGTCATTTCGATCAAGCCATTAACTTCGCCTTCATTGACATATACATCGTACTGGCCTTCCCATGTAGCCTTCGCGCCGGAATCGCCACCGAAGTCAAGTTCAAAGTAGCCAGGTGTAAGAGCGTTGGTTTTCAGAGAAGTATAACCAGCGATGGTAAAGTTCGCTGTGAAATTCATATTCTCGACAGACTGGACTCCAGGCCATTTGTGTTCACATCGGTTCGCTACGCCGATGCCGTTCTCTGCGGAAACTGCTATGCCTTTATGTATACGCATAGGTCAGACTATATCACCATCCACTTGGGATGCTCCCCATTTCCACTCGCTTGAGTGTACTTCCTTTCGGAATAGTCGTTGAGCCTTCATCTCTCGATGCTTGGCAACTGATTGTCCTAGGTTGTCCAATTCCTAGGAGTTTCCAGTTTTAAAGGAGTTATTCGACAAGCATTACTGCTTGAAGTCGCACTTTATTCTACGAATGTCTGAGCGTTGTCTGTAAGATCGGTAGACTCAATCTGCTCTCTCTCGCCGTTAAGCTGAGGATACGCCTTGATCTTGCAAAGTTCTGTAAGAGAACCAGCAGTAGTACCGAATTTAAGGATTGTACCAATAGTATTATGTGCTTTCGCAGACATAGTTTAATACCCCCTAGTTTTTTTAGGTAAGTGACACCCAATGTTCGGATGCCAGTTGGTTATTAGGTTTCTGACAAGTCCATAAGACTGCCAGTATATCTTAGGTCATATCGACCTATATATCTGTGTACTTCGTTGTTCTTGAATCTCTGAGCAAAGCCAGTAGAGTAGAATCCCATATTAAAAAGTACTTTCTTAGTTTCGTCCTCTAGTCTCATTGCGACAGATTCTTTCTTAGCAAAACACTCGACTTGTACATTTACGATTATTCCGCACTCGTTGTTTGACAAATCTCTCGCTTGCAACCAAGTGTAGTTTGTCATTGGCTTAAACGAAATCCAAGGCAATATCGCTCCGACATCGCTTTTGCCGAAAGATATGTTTTCTGCCGGAATCGCATCAGCCTCAACAAGTTCGGTCTTAAACCGTTCATAAATTTCAATGATGGGATTATTAGTAATTTCAGCCATATCAATAGCTCCTAAAGTGTGCCAAGGCAAGTATTCTTGCGTTTTGCTTTATCTTAACGCCAGCGTGGTATAACGGCATTGCTGCCGGAGTACCGTGGGTTACATGTCCAGCATGCGTCCATGTTTCGTTTCGTCCTAAATGGGAACCATAATCGCCAATCGTAAATCCTAACTCAACGCCGTATGGATGTGGAGAATCACCAATCATGCCTTTGCCGCCGTTGTAGAAAATACCAGCACCAAACTCAACGAAAACCGCTTGTTTGCCTTGCAATCTAAGCGTAATTGACATATCGCCTTTACTTTTCCCATTCATTACATGAGGATTAAGTGTAGACAATTGTGGCTTTACATAGTCAGGAGCAACATATTCGTCTCCAAGTCTTGCGCTTGCTTCCATAATTCCTTCAAGAGCAAGGTCTTTAAGAAACTCGCGGTTGTTGCTTACAACTCTATTCTCGTAAGCCCTGACTTTTTTGGCCGCTTTGAGGAAAGAACTCGGATCAAGTGAATTAACCGTCACTCTCATAACTACCCACCTCATCGCCGTTCTTCTTGACAAGGTATCTTGCAACCGTACCCTTCTTGGTATCGACTTTTCGCTTGAGCGTATAGTCGGGGAAAACGGTAGGCTCGCCGTCATCGGTCATCACAAGACTGCCATCTTGAGCAATCTCAGGAGTGACATCAATCCAGCATTGCATACCTTCAATCGGTTGAAAACTGCGGTCAAACGATGTGATATATCTGTCATAGTCAGGCACAATGCCAGCCGCATAATCTTCGGGCGTACTGCCTGTCGGAGAAACGGAAAACTTGTGCATCTCAGGCTTAGAGTAAACAGATGTCTCATCAATTCCTGTGAAAGCCATAGACTTGACCGAAAACCATATCTCTTGTGTCTGTCTCTTTAAACACCTCATGTGTCTTACCCCCAAAAATATTAGTGTCCAGCCCAACCCCGATAGGACACCCCCTACGACTGCCGTGGAGGGGCAACAGCCATGCTTAACCGTCTTAAATAGTCACAAACGGCACGACTCGGTGATTGGTATATACGTTGCCCTTGTTATTCCACATTCTGTATAAGCCGGATTCGATGTGCATTGACTGAAATTCCGCGCCCTGTTGGATGCAATCGTATAACGCCAAGTCTGCGATGCAACTTTTGTGCTTGTTCATGTCGGCAAGAATAGCCTCTTCATCCCAAGTACTAGGATAATTTCTGTATTCTCTAAATGCCAACATTGCCCTATCAGAAAAGACACTAATCACTTCGTAACTCATAGCATCTTCGCTGAGATACTGCGTGAGAATTGTAGTTATCTCTGTCCTAAGCTCGTCCATGATTGTGTCTCCTCAGTTTATTTTTTGGTTGGTCTGCCTCTTTTGACGGTTGTAGGTTTCTCGTCCTTAACGGACTCAGTAGCCTTAGTTTCGGGTTCAGAGTGAAGCACCTCTTTTGTGGTAAGGTTCTTCTTGTCCATCCCCCTACGTCTGAGCATCATTCCCATAAAAATTACTCCTTAAAAGGGTAAGCCCTCGGCTGAGAGCCTACCCACTATATTCGACCAGTCTGAATTACTCCTCAGGGAGCTTAATCAGTTTGCTCTTGTCACGGATCAGAGTGGCGAAGTATTTGTCCGCAGTCACTACCGTGGACTTGTTAATAATATCACGATCTCTCTCTACCAAGACATCTCTCTTGTTGTAGATGCCAAGCGCACCAGGCTTAACGATGTAAGCAGCCTTGTTCGCAATCAGTTTGTTGGAAACAACAACCTGGCAACCATAGAGCATACCAACTGTGCCTCTCATGATGAGATTAGCCGCTACGTCAGTACCAGGAATCCAACCATTAGCCTTACGGATGGTAGCATAAGCCGCCGGATTAACGAGCAGAACCTTCTCGCCATCGATATCTTCACCGAACAGGGTAAGCGCATCGGCAACCTTGTCAGCGGTAAGCGCACCAGCGGTAACGGTCATTCCGGAGTCTGCATTGGTGGACATATTTGTGAGCAGAGCATTGTCAACCGCATCAGCGATTGCTCTTGCAATCTGATCTACGCCCTCGTCCAACGGACGGCCATAGGCACTGAGGACTGCCTCGTCTGTGATTTGAATGCCAGCACCGTACTTAGCGATCTGCACAGGAACTGTGGTTTCGCCAAGCTGGGAAATCGGAATGTCTGTTCCTTCGGGAACAAGAGCGGCGGTTACGGACTTTGCATAAACAGGGAGTGTAATGGTATCGCCGGGTCTGCCGACCAGTGTGTCATCACGAACCGCAAGAGGAGCGAAACGGATGAAATCCCAAAGTTTCTTGTTAATTCTGTCACCTACAACCTGAGGGTTGAAAAGGTTGGCAAGGTATGTGCCAGTAGTAGTAGGAACTGTAGCCATTTTAAATACCTCTCATAATTTTTGTGAGTCAGCGACTCTCTCTAGTCGAGAGCCGGAGTTGTGTGTATCAATATCCGGCAAGTTGCTTGTAAACAGAAGGATGCTTCTCGTAAAGGTCTGTCTGTTCTGCAAGACTCATCTTGTCGAACTGTTCCTGTGTGATGTGTACGGAATCGTCATTACCAGTAGCCGGAACAGGCATTGTCTTCATAATCTCTGCACGAATCTGCTTTGCCATGTTGTCAGAATGAAGTTTCTGAAGTCTGAAAAGTTCATCAGTATCGCCGGAATACTGTGCTTCGGCGGCTTTGGTAGCCATCTCCTCGGTGTATCCACAGGCCATAAACGACTTGGCAAATTTGTTGACCTTGGATTCCTTGCGGAGCATTTCAAGTTCTTCCTTGAGTGCGGCATCTCTCTCAGCCTTTTCCATTGACAGTTTCTCGGACTCGCTCTGAGTGGCTAAGAATTTCTTTTTCCAGTCAGAAGCATCGGCAGTAGCCTTATCGACCGCTTTCTTCATGCGCTTATTTTCAGCGAGAAGTTCTGCATACATCTCTTCTGCGGTCTTGGTATCAGCCTTTGGCTCATCTGCCTTTGGCTCAGTTGTTTCGGTTACAATGGTTTTAGTCTCGTCCATACGATTCTCCTTGCGGTTATAGTCTTCTCTGACTTTTTGAAATTTTGCGAATTATTTTACGTAGCTTCTCTGCTACAGTGCGAAAGTTTAACGTCCGTTCTCTCAGACGGTTTTAGGAATATATAGCGCAACACCGACAGTTTGCAATGTTGTCGGCTGACGCTCCTAAAGAGTCATCGAGGGGATACATGAGCAGTTCCCCACCGACCTCAAAAGGTTCTGTAATCGGGATGGTGACACCATTCTCTTCGTGATGCCATTCCCTCTCTCGACCATCCAAAATGGTCTTCCAAGTTTTTGCTGTGCAACCTCGCTTGATAGCATCTGCAAGTTCGCCATAGCACATGATTGCATTTGCCTCAGTAGCAGACATGTTGATTGCACGATCAGCACTGGTAAAGTACTCCTCGCCTTGATGAGCAAATGTCGAAAGTCCGACCTCTTGACCGAATCTCTCAGCTTTAGCACGAATCTCATCATCATCAACTCTGCGATTTGCGACTGCAAGGAAAGCAAGTGTGAAGAGTTCGATTATCTCTCCAAGCCACGGCTTATCCTGTTTCTGCCTTATCTCGGCAAGGGATAAAATCTCAAGAAATCTATCCTCAAGTGCCATAGCAATAAGCACTCTGTCTGTCTTTTGGTCTTGGCTGATGGGCATTACATCGAAGTATTCCTCGTATGTCTTCCTCGACAGACTATGCAGTTCATCAAATCTCAGGTCTGTAGTCCTCATACTGCTGATGTGTTCTCTCTATTCTGCTCGGCATTGACATCATCTGCGCCCTTGACTCCATCGACAACGTTGCCGTCTCCGCTTTGGGTTTCGGTTGTTTCGTTCTTGGAAATCTTGCCAAGGAGAATCTTGTTAATCATCTCAAGAGAGTCGATTGTGGTCTGCTGCGCATCATCGAAAATGTCAACCGTGGCAATTGCCTTTCCAGGATCAATGCCGATGTTAATGAGATTAGCAAGGGCAGATGTACGGCTCACAAGGTCATAAGTCTTGTTTCGGCTGAACTTGACAATGACATCTGACTTCTTCAACTCCTTGAGTTCTTCGGGAATGTCGGGAGTGTTCTTGAAGATTGAGATAATGATTGACAGAAGTTCCATCTCCGATGATGCGAAGACTGGCTCTGCCGTTTTTGCCATTGTCTCTGCCAACTGCCATCCGTTTGAAAGCAGAATAGCCGCTCCTGTGTTGCCGCCCGATGCACTGTCTCGTCCAGGTACTCCGGCAATCTCAAGCATCTGTGCATACATATAGTCCACAAGTGCCTGTGTCTCAGCTTGGTTAAGTGCCGATGTGACATAAGTGACTTTCGCCTCTTTGCCGTCTGCCGTGGTACTTGTCTGAATGAAACCGCCATTTCGCAGTTCGTCTTTTTGGTCTTTGTCGATAGCGCAGTTGTGTAACCACAAGATCGCTTGGACGTATTGAGCGACATCGTTTACTCGGTCTGAGTTCGTAATGTTCAGCGCATCCATGAGCGGAATCACCGCCTCAAAGCAAGCCATGCGGTTGGCATCATTCTTGAACTCGACAATCGGGATTCTGCCGATGATGTTAGGTTGTTTGCTGATGATCTTGTTATCAAGTAACTCGTACACCCAATCGGGCGTATATGCCGTAATCCTCGCAATCGACATATCAGGTATCCATGAGTATGTCACCGCAAGGCATTTTCTCTTGTAGGCATCATTCGTGTAGACGCAATATGTGTTGAGTGGATTCAGCACCACAAGGTCAAACGGAGCAATGTCATCGGATTTCTCAAGTTTCGGATACGCAAGCATATAACCCAATCCTGTGACCTTAAAGTCGTGTGCAAGCTCTATGTCCTTACTTGTCTTGTCCTGTTCCAGTAGCATCTCGTTCAGCATGGCAACTCTCTTGTCATCCTGTTTCGGGTCTGCCTTGCGGAAGTCATCCTTGGCTCTCTGCACAAACATGATTGGAGACGCAAATTCGTAGCCAACCTTGAAGTCGGTAATCAACTTCGCATAATTGGCACACAACTGTACGTTAATCTCCGGCCTTATGTCCTTGACACGATAGAAAATCGGCTGATTGCCTTTCTCATACTCCTTGAGATAGCGCATATCATCTCTGTTCTCTGCATGGATAAGCATGGTCTGTTCCACCGCAGCGATAAGATTCTCGTCCACAGACAAGTCCATCGGATTAAGGTAGATGACTTTGCGACCAGTCAGAAGCGGAGACTGCGCATTATTGGTTGTATTCTGTTGTGTCTCGTTAGTGTTCTGAGTAGTCTGCGTATCAGCCATGTTAAACATCTCCAAATATGCCAAAAGCAAGCACACCTATGGTCAGATGCCCTTGCTTGATACTTTTTTCAGCCTAAATATAAATTAAAAAAACCGAACAAAACGAACAACATTCGCTTATTCACTGATTTTTTCATAAGTTTTCTCAAAAATGTCTTGACGGCAAGGGTAAAATTCGCCCTCAACTCCACGAACGATGTAATCTCCGGCATTAGCTTTCATATCGCCCTCAAGTGTCGGAATCACGATTGAAGGCTCTCCGACCGTGAATTTGCATTTGCCGTTTGTGAACTCGGCAAGTTCGATGTGGTTCTCGCCTGTCCACTGAAATCGCCGTTATCGGAATCGGTTTCTTGACATACTTAGCCATTTGCGTCCTCTCTTTCTAAGATTCTGTTATATGCCATCCTCACACTGTCGGCAGTATTGCCACCGCCGATATTCTGTGCTATCTGTCTCCAAGACATCTTGTCTATCACTCTCATGGTCACGATCCTACGGTCATGGGAATTGTCAAGGTCATTGATAAACACTTGGACATCATTGATTGACTGCTCTATCTCTGAGCGGAGTGAGTGAAGTATGCTTTTTCGGGTACTCAGCAAAATCTTCATTCTGCCGTAATCCCTTTGTGGAAATCCAGTTATCGTGTAGTGTTGGATACCACCCTCACCACCTTTAACCATGTCGGTCACTTCTCCCTCGTCAATGAGTTTCTGCAAGTCCTTCTCGGTTTTCTTAATTCTTTGCTCGACCTCTTCTATCTCACGAACAAGGTCAGCATATTGTGATAAGGCATTTTTCTTCTTCAAAACGGTCTTCTCCCCACAACAGTCGGTGGCGTTTCAGGTCTATTCTTCCACTTAGCAAAACTTGAAAAGGCATCAGGTACGTCATCGTGCTTATTTTTTCCCATCGGTGAGTAGCCCAAGAGGAATGACATCATCTTGCCGTAATCATCATTCGGGTTATACATCGACCTATCTCGGAAGATTATGTGTTCCTTGACCCACGGAGCGTAGACGATAATCTTGGTTTCCTTGTTTTGCGTGGTGAACGACTGAGTGATGTTGCAGTACCCTTTCGCCTCTTTGACACGTTTGGATACCTCAAGTGCAATTCTGTCACCGCCGTTATTCGACTCAAACTGGCAAGCCTCGACTTTGTTCGTCAAGATCAGATTCGTTGACCTAGCATACTGCCTCTCGTAGTCCGAATCATCAGAGCAGATGACATCGGTGCAGTAGTACTTGTCACCATATTGCAGTAAAACAGGCTGAACGAAATAGTCAGTACCCTTGTTCTTGGTATCAACGATAGACAAAACGGCATCAGGCTCTTGTAACGGCAAGTCAAGGTATCTCTGCAACTCATCGTCATGGTATAGCAAGCCTTCTCGCTCTACTGGCTCACCCATGAACAAGCACTTGAACGAGATGTCATCCATTGACTTCTTGATGTCGTTGAAATACGCAGTATCGAACCCTACACCGCCGTCATACTCAAAGTTGGATTCACCATTCTCATCGAGTGCCGGAACAACCAAGAATCTCGCTCTCGGATTGTCAGCATTAATCATCTTGAGCCGACCAACAGGATCAAGGGTACTCCATCGAGTGCAGATGTGTAGCTCTTTGCACCCTTGCTTCTTACGAGTCTTTAAGTCAGTGTTGTATGTCTGCCACAGTTTCTCCAGTCGCTCTTTGTTCAGAGCCTCTTCGATGCCGGACACAAGGTCATCGGCACATAGCAGATATTCACATCGTGTGTTACCAGTCAGCGAAGCATTGATAGCACGACAAGTGAGTGACTTGAATCTCTTGCGTTTGCCAACATTGATAGTCTGATCCTTGGAGTTCGTACCCTCTCTTGCTTTGAAAGTGACATCGGGGAATATCTCGTGCCATGCGTACTCGTCAACGTCAGTGAGAATCTGATTCACGCCATCATACAAGGATTTGGTCATCGTACCTGAGAACGAAGATGCCAAGTTGGGCATATCAGGAAACCAACCGATAACTCCGCTCAGTAGGAAAATTTCAAGAGTGGATTTGCCGCTTCCGGGCGGTGCGCTTATCGTCAGCAAGTCGAGTTTGTCATCAACAAGGTCTTGCAGAGATTGAATAACTCCATGCTTCATCAGAATCTCTCGCCTCGGCTCATAGAACTTAGCGTGTTGCTCTCTCTTTCGCTCCAAAAACAGGAAATATGAATCAACAACATAGTGCCTTGCCTCAAGCAGCATTACGCTCCAGTACAGTGTAGGGAAGTCACCCTCAAAGTTACTGGCAATGGCATAAAGCGTGTTCTCACGAATGAAAGTTGACCATGCAATGAGCCAACTGCGGTCACGGCCTATCTTTCTCGTGTCATACTTCAACATGAAGTTCAGCAAGGTCTGATAGCAGTAGTTCATGCGGTCATAGAACGGCAAATCCTTCCTCTGCGCTATCGCCCTTATTGTCTTGTCATACCAGTCTCTCGACTCTCTCTTCTGTGGCATAAACGTAAAAAAGCCCATCCGCACTATGGCAGACAGGCACTCCCCCTTGGAACTCTCTTTTTTGTTTTTTGGAAAATTTTGGAATTGACATGGGCGTAGTTGGATTTGAACCAACGACATCATGGGTCAAAGCCATGCGTTCTGCCTTGCTGAACTATACGCCATTAGAACCGACACGGTGGGATTCGAACCCACGACACTTTGCTTGCAACTGGAACATCTTGCTGACGGCATCACAGACATGATACACAATTCACACAAATACTCTAACCATCTGAGCTACGTGTCGAATGTATAAAAAAATCAGACTGTTACGTCTGAACGAAGGAGTCCGGCTATCACGGATGGAAACAATGCGAAAACCAGCTTGAGTTTCACTTCAAGGAGATAAAATGAAAAGCCAGCAACAAGGCAGTCATTCAAAGCGCAACGGTAAGATTTGCACTCACATCGCCACCTTGCAAGATCATGCAATTAAGGCTTTGCGCTCGGTGGAGTTTTGCTTAAACTACGCTGCGTGAGATGCAAGGTCTGATTCAGGGTAGTGGTTCTATCAGCACTTGCACTGTCAGGATTCATTTTCTGCGTTGCTCTCCTGACAAAACGCTCCAAGTCAATGACGAGGTGACAAACATTGGACTTGGCTTCTCAGCACTTGGGAGAATGCACAACACCCGAAGCACTCTCCGCTGGCTGAATGAACTAACATCGGTTTCGGTGTCCGATGCAACCGTCTCGGAGCGATCCGTCTCGCCCAAGAATCTCTAGGAAAGGAGGTCGAATCATGAAAGAAAACATTTCAGGCTCTCTGTTCATCACGATTTTGCTTGTCCAACTTACAGACATCTCAGTGGGCCTTATGTCTGCGAGAGGTATGCCCCTACAAGCCAAGAGACTTATCTCTGTTGTGGCAAAGTGTAGTCGGCTAGACTGGTTTTGTCAATCAGGAGTATCCAATCTCGACCGTTGGATGGTCTAAGTGAGGCTAAATAAGCATGGTTGACAGTAGAGTTAATGACATTTGGGGAGCGAATATATAAACACTATAGCCTTTGTGATTGTGTGGAGTATTAATGCTATATAGTCTTTTAGAGTGTTAAGGGGGAGTAATAAATATATATACTCTTTTTGCTTAAAGAAATACTCAGGGGAGATAGATTATATAATACTCTTTTTTGCTTTAAAAATACTTGGGGGACTCATTTTATGCGCCGTGCGTACTCGCATACACCCCTCTCCCCTTTCGTCCTTTTTCGCGCCTAGCCACGTAAAACAGCGGCGCGGATCGTTGACAAGGTGGGAAACCTGGGTGTGTATCCAGCGGACATGGGGCTATTTTTTAAAAAAATATTACATGATTTTTCTGTGATTGTAACATGTGACTATTACGACACTAAAACAATATTTAACGGCGTAACTCTTATGTGTGTCTATATCTTGTGGTTGTATGCAGGGGATAACACAATATATTGATTTTTAGCACAATTTAGCGGCGTAATATCTTGTAATATCTCTGTAATGTCCGCGGTATAAAGACAAACTGTCAATTTTACTCTATTTGTGGCGGCGTGGCGGCTTCTTCGGCGATCCTGTCAAGCTGTGCGGCGTTGATAGCTGGGCGCGTCTCCTGGGCCTCGATCCGGATGGTCTGGGCATCACTGTAACCATATACGGCTTTAAGCGTAAACATGCCGCCTATGCTGTTAGTATTGACAACATTGCCGAGTATCCATTGTTCTATGTAATTACTCCATTTTCTGTAAATACTGTATTTGTCTATATTGCTTTTACTACTCACATTACAGTTATTACTACTGTCATATATATCTATATTATCTATATCTATACTATTATTACTAGGTTTCTTCCATCTATCTACAATACTGCTATCTATGCCTATAAGATACATAAACATACCTATAGTTGGAGTAATACGATACTTAGATATAAGCGGTATAAAGACATGGTAAAATATCTCATTCATAGCGTTTATATCATACCCTTTCGCGCCTGTTTTAATGTCTCCTGGGCGTTTTAAAGCTGGGGCTACAACTTCCCTATGCAGACGGAATAAAAGGCCTATAAAGGCATTTATGTTATATATACTTTCGGGATCAGGCAGCGATGCAATATAATTTTCTTCCACTCGTTCTATATCGGCTGGGTATATGTTCGCGTATTTCGTCTCGATTAGTGGAGCTTCTCCGGCTCCGGCTGTCGCTCTGATCGGGGCGCGGTATTGGCTCCGGCTCCTGGGGGCTTCTTCTGTTCGCTTCTTCCTCATGTCGTTTTATCCTCGTTTGTGCGTATTTGGGTTACTTATATGTAAGTGCTTCTACTGCTTGCGGTTGCGTATTGGCTCCGGCTCCGGCTGTCGCTCCAGCTCCTGGGGCTTCTGATCGGTCGCGGATCGGGTGGACAACTCCGGCGCGTTCTTAATCCTATTATCATCTGTTCGATTCCCTCAAACGTCAATTAGTTACGCTTATATGGGTATTTTTATTACTTTTATATAAGTATCTTAATACGCTTTTGTATGATTTTCACAATTCGCATATTTGAGTATAAATAATACTTGATTTTGAGTATTTGCTTTGATAAGATATAGAAAACGAAGCAAGGAAGAAAAAGGGCTTCGCTTTAGTGTATTAAAGTGACGCAAAATTAAGAAGGGAGATAAAAACACTATGACGGCAGTAATTGAGAAGACAAAAAAAGGCTATACAGTTGAACAGTATATAATAGGGGCTTTTGATACTCCGATTGCCTTAATTGATCGACACTTGAATTTCTGTTCATGGGTTGTCGCTTGGAATTATGACAAGGATTCGGATTCATGGGGACAGGGTCACTATTTTGATGATAAGGCGGCGGCGGTCGCTTACTTCAAAACATACATGAACTAAAGAAGGGAGAAAATACAATGAATATCTATGGCGAATACTTCTACGGAAACAAAATTTCTGACTACGGTTTAGAGAATGGTTATGTTGACTACGGTACATTAGCCAAGGCTTTCGATGCGGTACTGAACAATGACATTGTAGAGCGTACTATGGCGGCTGGGTTCGATTGGGAACTTGTAAGTGGTTTTGTTGACAACTCGGACAGGATCGAGGAAATACAAGACGACATGGAAGAGCTAGAACAGGACGCGGAAAATTACAGGGATCGCGCAGCCGATGCTTACGATGCCGGAAACTTGGAAGAGTGTGACGAACTGGAAAAGAGCGCGGAGCGGTGCGCGGATCGGCTGGAAGAGTTGCGCGATGAGTTGGAAGAGCTGGAACGTGAACAGGACGAGACGCCGGAAATTTTCCAATGGTACATTGTCAGCGATTCGGGGGCGCGTCTATTGGAAGAGATAAACGAACTTGTTTACTACTGCTCCGAGTTAGACATGTATGTTTGGGGCGTTACTCATTATGGAACGGCGTGGAGCTATGTGCTTACAAACATTCCTTGTAATACTGGCAAGTTTTGAGCGGCTGGGGCTTCTACCGTGGGTGGAAGCTCAAATAATACAAATAACTTGCGGTCGTGGTGCTGTGGGTGTAGGCTCCGGCGCGTGGGCTGTCGCTAGTGGATCATAGAAGGGAGATATAAAGCAATGACAGAATATAAATTCGGGGAGAACATGACAATTGACAAATTTTTGCATCAGATCGGCGGCGAGGTTGTGGACATAGTGGAAGAAACGCTTTTAGATTCGCTTCTTGTAGCTGGGCGGCGTGGTTACTTCTTCTGCAAGGTGACTTTCCTTAACTCCTGTAGCTCCTCATATACTATCTATTTCGCGGATTACAGGGACGTTGAAGCGGTTAATACATTGTTGACCATGTGGGAGACGTTCGCGGCGTGTGAAGTCGTAGAAACGGCGTGAAGGGGGTTATATGAGCTATTACAGGGATTCAGCCGGAAACGTTGCCAAAGTCATTCTTACGGCTGGGCGCGTTGTGGTTATGGTAGGGTTTAGAACATTCTTTTTTACAGATACAGGCGCGGCGCGTTCCTTCCTGGGGGCGCGCGGTTACTTCTAAGAAGGGAGAAAAAGACAATGGAAAAGAATATCAATGAATTAACTTTTGAAGAGCTTGAACAGCTTTTGGATAATAACTCGGATATTAAAAACAAGGTATGGTGCGATTACTTGGACAGATGCGGCGATTTCCTGGAAGATTCTTTTCTTTATGCCTTCCGCAAAAATAGGGGCGTTGATTACAGTATTAGCTATTCGGGCGTTCGTTTCTCTGTAAACAGTCCTTATTATCCTGAGTTTCTGAGCGATTGCATGGCAATTATCAATTCTGGCTTTGTTGTCTTCTCTGACGATACGGCGGCGCGGATCGAGCGCGCATTAGAAAAAAACTGGCTTTATGATTCGGGCGATTGCTCCGCGGAAAACTGGGCGCGGTTCTCCAATTGGTATGAAAATATATGTCGGGCAGCGATTGCAGATATTGAGTCTTATTGCATCGGTGAATATGAGGCCGCGGACGATCTCGACACGTTGACAGATTGGGTGTTTAACTACTACGAAAACAGCAATATCGTGGTCAATATGGAAGATTGGACAGCATACGAAACAATAGTAAAGCGGTATGCTTAAAAGGGGGGCAATATGATTTTTGCAGTATATGAAAACGGCGGCGAAAAGGTCGCGGCGGTGTATGGAAGTTTTGAAGAGTATCACAGGGAAACTTTTTCACCTGATTGCAGTCAATTATTTATTACTGACTTTGTTGTACGTGGTAGGACATACAATGAAAAGAAAACGGCGGCGGTTTTGCTGGCTATTGATTTACAGAACGAGCTTTCGGGCGTTTCGGTTTCCTGGCTTGAATTGGCTATGATTGGCGATAATTTGAAACGGATCGCGCGGCGGTATGGCCTTGTAAAAGAGTTTCGGGAAAACGGCATAATATAAAGGGGGTCAAGACATGAAAAGAAAATATAGATTGAAAAGTGCAGAAAAGGCCGTTTTGCATGGTTTCCATTTTGGAGACTTCTCCGGCGCGGATCGGATCGAGGAACACAATGCAGCTATTTTGAATGACGTTTTCAAACGTATACAGTTTGGGCTTGTGGATTTCGCGTATATCAATACAGGCAATGAGCTCGGCGGTAACTTGTACATAATTTCGCGCGATACGGTTTACAGTTCGGGGAGTTTCGGCGCGGTGCGCGTTACTTGCTTTTGGCGGCGTGGCTCCGGCTCCTCTGCTGAGTTTTTGGCAAGTTCACATAAAACATACGGCACTTTGGCAGAATTTCGGCGTGATTGTCTTCTGCCGTCCGGCTGGCTCCATGTGGGCGCGGATTGGCGCGATAATATAAAGGGGGTGGCGTAAAATGGCAAAATGGGCGTTTAGTTGTTCTGATAATGGCGGCAAAAAGCAGTATTTCACAGTTACGGCAAAAAGTAAGCTGGAAGCAATAGAAAAGGCTTTCAAGAAGGCGCGGAAAAATGCAAAGGGGGATATTTCCCCACATTGGGAATGTAGGCTTGTAAGCGCGTAAAATAGGCTTGGGGCGTGTTCATCCGTGGGCGCGTCCTTTTCTTTGGGCTGGCGTGGTATTCGCTCCGGCTCTTTTGTCTTGCGTTCCTGGTGGATCATGTCGGCGTTTGTTCTGCATGGTGCGTGGTTCAATTCCTCGCGGCGTTTTTCGGGCTTCTGTGGCTTTCCCAGGGGCTTTTATCGGCTCTTTGATAACTTCATAGGGTACGGCGTAAAAATGGCTTCTTGCGGTTTCTGCGCGGTCGCTCCAATGGCTGCATATAGGCGCGGATTGATTCGGGCGTTTATACGGCGTTTTAAGCGTCTTTTGCGGCTTGGTGGGTATTTGTTCGGGCAACTCGTAAAAATGCCTTTGTGGGGCTTCTAGGGGCGTTCTGCGGCGTTCTATGGCGTGTTGTCCGGCTGTCTGTTCTGTCAGCTTCTCGGCTCTGTCTGTAGGCTGTCCAGTGGCTCCATGATACTCTGTATTGATTCACCTATTAACTTGGTGGGCATGAGCGCGATTTTGACGTTTTAAGCGTGTTTTGTCTGCTTGTGGGTAAATGTTCACATAATTGATAAAAACGGCTCTATGTGGCTTATACGGCGTTTTAATGGCGTTCTATTGGCTTCTGTCCAGTGTGGCAAGTTGGCGCGATTCGCTCCGGCTCCGTGTATGGCGTTCTGTGGGGCGTTTGCTCCGGCTGTGGGTATTTGTTCGGAGATGCAACAATACAGGGCGCGGCGCGTCTTGTGGTGGCTCCTGGGGCTATTGCTCCGGCTGGCTTCTGCATCCTGTCAGCATTTCGGCGCGGATCGGCTCGGCGTGGCCTGATCGGGTGACGGTTTCGGGGATCCTCTCCGGCTTCTCGGTCTGTTGGTGCTTCTGCCTCGGCTCCTGGGAGTGTAGCGCGGTCTTCTGCTGACGTTCTGACGGCTCCGGATACTCGTTCGGGTTGTCCGTGTATGGTGGACATGGTGCGCGGTTCCTTCTGCCTTGTGTTCGGCTGGCGGCGGCTCCATGTGTTTCAAATTGTGACGGCGTGAAACGAAAAATTAACACTTGTCTTGAAGCGTTCCGGCTGGCAGATTTTTAAAAATAGGCTATACGGACTCGGCTGGACAGATTTTTGAGAGAGAAAAATGCGCTCATGTTTTGGAAGATTGACAGATTTTTGAGTTTATCAAAATGTTCGCAACAATTCCATGTGCGCGCGTATACGAAGAGCCACTGGTAGAAAATGTGAGCAGAAAAATCTCACGATCCGAACGGATTGACCGAAGTTGAGATGACCGAACAAAAAACTGTGCAACTCTTATCGCGCGGCTGACCGAAAACTCGGCTACGGAATGGAGTTGACCGAAAGTGAGAAAACTCTTCTCGCGCGGCTATAAAAGTGGCTCCGGCTCCGATGCTGACCATAATTATAATATTGGCTCCGCTGTCAGTCAGATTTTAGTTTTGACCTCGGTTCAGGATTCAGACATTGATTTTAGTATGCCGTACTTGACCTTGGCTTAAATTTTCAAGACTGCTGCTCGGCTCTGCAAATTTGACATTGAACACGGCATTGACTCTGATCCCGATTAATCAGACTCGGAGTTGCTGACGTTTGCCTTGTCTGATTCGGAGTTGACCAACTCTTAATAGTAACTCTTCTGCTACTGACTCGGAGTTATTTGGAATTATTCAGTGTTACTGACTGTTATTGTCAAAACTGGATTTGACCTCGGTTTGACCAAAGAAGTCCAAATGTCGGAATGTCAATGGAGATTAAATGGAGTTGGAATGGACTTGGAATGGAGTTGGAGAAAACTTGGAAATGACTTTAATTATTAATAAAGCGAAGTTGACCACCTCTTAAAAAAATAATAATGTGAAGTTGACCACCTCTAAAAATTCAAGTTGACCACCTCTGCAAAAAAATGAAATATCAAAAACGTAAAACTGAAGTTGACCAGGGGCTTAAAAAAACTCAGGTTGACCACGGCTTTAAAAAATTCTCAAATATGAGTAACTTTTGTGTTGACAGATACTTAAATATGAGTATATAATAAAATCATCAAAGGAAAACAAAACTCAAGTTGACCAAGGGTTTAAAAGAAAAGGAGAAAAACAATGGCAACAAGACTTGTAAGCGGAAACAGAATGGTAGCAATCGAGATGCAGACATGGGATGGCAGACAGTACACTCCTGACTGGAGCAATGACTTCTTTGAGGTTGGTAATCTCAAGTACAACGAAGACCTGGATGCTTATGAGGTTGAAGATATTGACTACTGCATCGATCAGGCGAACGACTGGAAGGACAAGGAAGGTGACTTCTACGGTGAAGAGGATGCCGAAGGTGTTGAAAGAAGCGTTGATGTTGACGAGCTTGACTTTCCGGCAATGACCAAGGATGGACATTACGTAAGGGAAGGTGACTGGATTTCTGACAGCACAGGAATCTTTGAAGTGATGGACGTGGCATACGACAGGATCGAGTGCCGCGAGGTAATTTTTGAGGATGATAACAGCGATGACTATCATCTCAGCGAGGACAGGGTAATCCTTAAAAACAGAGAAGTAAACAGGATGGAATACAACTAATCAAGTTGACCAAAGGAGTAAAGAAAATGGGAAAAGAGAGAACTTACAAATTCAAGATGAACAATCCGGCTGGCACGATTCCGAAGGATGGTTTCAGATCAGAAGTGACGGAAGGACTACTGCTGATGCCTCGGCTGATGCGCCCGAAGGAGTTGGAGAAATACGATTTGGTGGACTTGAATAAAGGTTTCACCAAACTGACAATCTACAGATCGTCAATCAACATGAAGCAGACCAAGCTGGCAGAATTGACAGGATTCTCGCTCAGAACGATTCAGGGTTGGGAGTTGAGAGGACTCAATGAAGCATCTGCATACAAGGCAGTCAAGATCGCTGATGCGCTCAAGTGCAACGTCAAGGATTTGATGGAAGATAATTAACACAATTCAAAATTAAAAACGGATTTGGTGGGGATAAATCCAAGTTGACCACGATCCTAGAGTCGGTATCCAAAAGGGTATCGGCTCTTTTTATGCCTGTAGAAGCTTGTGTACGGCACGTAGAGGCGTGTTTAGACCAAATTGGATAAATCCCACATACACGAACGAAAACCGCTCTCACGTCTTTTAGCGAAGCCTGTGCGCTCTAGTTATAACTAGAGGAGCAGACATTCCATTCGGGCAAAGAAAAAGACTCCCCAAACGGAGAGCCTAATTCCTAAAACAGTTCATCATGGTGGTTGTTGAAACTATATTCCTAGACTTGGCAAAAGTCAAGTTGACCAAGGGTTATAATTTTATTGATAGGTAGATAACATTTGGGCAAATGCAATAGGTCAAATTGTAGGTAAAGAAAAGAACCAAAAGAAAGTCGTACTCGTTCTCATTATCGTTCTAATCTTAAGTAACATTGACATTATCATTATCAGTTTAGTCAAGTATAGATGAGTATAGTTAGATACTCAATTTAACATTTCTGTAATTACTTGAATGGTACGTCATCCTCATTGAGCATAGCGTCCTCTTCTATCTCTCTCAGTTCTCTTTCCTTTTCTTCATATTCTTTGATTGCTTCTAACTGTACACTTGTGTTTCCGTCTGCGCTTTTGATCTTCTCAGCAAGGCGTTTTATTTCTCTCTGCGTTTTCCAGTACTCCGTCTTTGCTATTCTAATCTTTTCACACTTAGCATTGTACTTCTTCATGTTAGCATCCATCATGTATATAATTTGGTCATAGCATATCTTAACCAGTGGGTCTGTAATGTCTTTCGCTGGGGTTCCTGTCTCTGCAAAATCGAATATTCTGCCTATCAACTCTTGGCACTGTTCGGGGCTGGATTCGGTGAACATAGCCTTGTGACTGTGATACATGATAAATGATTTCTTGCGTTCTTCTGTAGAATTGCTCATATAAAAAGCACGTCCTCTCTTGGCAAACCGCTTGCAAGCAAAAAGAGAATGTGCTACTCTACCCATAGAAAAATTGCGTTTGGGAAACCGCAGTTCTCAATTCGCTCGGAGCTTACCTATTGCCAGTAGGTAGGCTCTTTTATTTTGTAACCATATGAAAATAAAAAAGGACGCAGAAAGACTAACAATTGTTTTATCTCCCTTACGTCCTTAGACACGCTTAGTGTATCATATGGATATTCACTTTTCAACTAAAACTAAAGTTGACCACGGCCTAATAATTATTAAGCAGATGCCTCAATTCTCGCAGAACCAACTTCTCAGGAAAATACTTTGCGAGGTATATGTCATCAATCTCGGAGACGAATACCGCAAACGCAAAAATCAGCAATGCACATGCTACAACGACAATCATTATTTCATAAAATTCCCAATCATCTCTCAGTCCAATTATGATTCCGATGACCAGTGCTATCAGAAATGCCACAACTGCGATTCCGGCTATCACTGCCCACATCATAGATGAGTGATACTGATACTCTGCGATTCCAGGAGCAAGATCACTAAGTCCTTTAATTGCTCCATCTGCTATTCCTCTTAATACTTCTGTTGTCATGTTGACTCTCCTATCCTTTCTGCAACAAAAACACGCCGTAATTCTATAAAGTTCCTGAGTGTTCTGTATTGCCACGATATAAGAAATGAGTAGTGTAGCGTCTTGTCTATTTTCCCAAACTTCACGATGTAAAATTCGGAAGGACAATATTCAAAATCCTCGATGTTACGAATCGCTCTGCCCCTCTTGTATTTTCGCTTGCTCATTCCGACCATCCTCTCGTTTACATTCTTCTGTATTCTCAAAGTGCATCCAACTTACAATAGTCCAATGTTTATCCAGTGCCTCTTTCGTCAGCCTAGCCCTAAAGCACTCCATCGGGCAGTCATCCCTATAGTCCATGCAATGAGCATAGTCATGATTCATGGTAACTCTCCTTGTTCTCATACGGTAAATCCATGTCGATTTTAAAATCCTCTTTTGTAGGACATGGCATTACAATACTGTCAAAGTACGTTCCGCAATTCGGACAAACAGTAGGTGAAACTCCTCTGCCGCTTGCACCTTTATACTGCCAGCCACTCGATGATACCTCTCCGTGAATCACCTCTCCGCAGTTACTACAAGTCGGCTTATAAATTATTCGGCTCATGCTCATACATCTCCGATAAAATCACTTTCTGTGGATACACATAAGTCTCTTTGGTATAAGTGATTGTCGGGATCATATCGACTCCTACATGAATCACGATGTCTGCCTCGATTGGTACGGTAGTTCCCTCTGAGCAGATTGTATTCACCGCCTCTATTCTAAGCTGAGTAGCAACGTTGTCGATGACCTCTTGCATCTTCATTCTCAGTTCTTCGTTTGTCAGTTTCACAATTGCCATGTTGACCACCTCTACATTTCCACAACTGCATTAACGGCATCCTTATACTCGTCAGGAATCTCGCCATGTTTTTTGACGAATCCATCTAACATAATCTGCCGTAGTTCCTTGTTCTCTACAAACGTCAATTTCTCAATCAGCAGATTTATCTCGCTCTTCAAATCCATGTTGACCACCTTTCACTTCACGACCGCCTCAAACAGTTTGTGTACGGTATAATCATCAGTGCCAAGACTACTGCAAAATGAATGTTTGCTTACCACAGAACACTCGCTTTCAAGAGAACAATTCCGGCAACTGTAATCTGAACCTTTTGCCATAGCCAACAGAAAACGCTTCTTGGCATCAACTGGCACATCGTGATTAAGGCACTCTACCTCTTTCTCTGTCAAAAACATTCTGACCATCCTTCCATTCGTGTTTCTCACAACCGTTAAAAAACCATGTGTACTGCTTGTCCTTGGAGCAGTAGCCATCGCACCATCGACCATACAAGTCTAAATCTGATTTGACGAACTTCCGCTCCGTGAAGGATTTGCAGTTATGGCATCTAGGTTTGTCTTCCCAGCTCACTTCTTAGTGCCTTTCATAATCACCTTGACTATTCCGCTGATGACTGTGGAAATGACAATCAGCACCATCAGAACTAAGACGAGAGGCCAAAGTAAAAGCACTCCGTAGTATCCGCTTTCTTCGGGATCGACTCTTGCGATTCCGTTGATTACCGCTCCGACCAGTAGGTATAGAGCCATATATCCGACTATACATAAATTCATATTGACCACCCCCTAATATTTCATCCATACGATCTTGCCACATTTGGTGCATTTGTATGCCAACTTGTCACCGCCATAAACCTTACTGATGTCGTTATACCCATTCTTCATAATCACAAAGTGATGTCGGCAGAATCTCTGTCTCAGCGACCGCACAATCCGCTTAATCATTATCACTGTCGGCATTAACATATTTCTCAAGCCCCCATTCCTTGACCTGTTCCGGCGTTAAATCGTTGTAGTCAAACATCGGATTCTTGTTGGTAAAGCCACGATCCCTGTGCAAAGCACCGCCACACCAAAAGCAGTAACACAACTTCGGCACATCCCTCGACAGATAGTACAACTCAATCTTCTTCCGGCAATGAGGACAATGCTCTTCTTCCGCTTTGCCTTTGATATATGTCTGCGATACCTTTCTCGACTTGCTGATTTTTGTAGCCTTAACGCTACGAATCGCCCACTCGGACTCTTCCTTGTTCCGTCCTGACCTCATAGCCAAGATTGCTTCTTCCTTGGTGATATAGCAATTGTTCTTCGTCTTAATCATCTTGTTCCTCTCTCTTGATACATCTCACAGAAGTCCACACTGTCGTTGACAAGACCGCTCATATAGACCATAGTTCCCTCTTCCGGCACAAACGCTGCACAGATGAAACCGTCCATCTTCTTGTGTTCGACCTCTTTGAGTTTGTAGTGGTAATTCTCAGCCGAATAGTGGAATTTACATGAATTGCAGTTCCTCGGCTTGCACCCTTTATCAGTAATCAGCATCGGTTCTCCTCTCCTTGAGTATCTCGACCATCTGTTCCAACAAGGCAATCTGCTTGTCCATCTTCTTGTTCATAGAACGAAGGATTTTAACTGTCTCTTGGGTATTTTCTTCAACGGTATACAGTGCCTCTGAATGGTTGTATGTCAAACTCACTCAGACCACCTCTTTTCGATTTCTTTCCTAGCATCCTTGGTAGCATTAAGGGCGTTTTCGTAAGTCTTCGGGCTGACGTTCGGATTCGCTGACAACTCTGCCAATCTGACCACGGCATCTGACATGAGTATGTCTCTTATGTCGGCAAGCACCTTGGTTGTGTTCTTGTCTACCTCAAGCCTCTCTCGCTCAACCTCAAGCATCTTCTCGTTGATAAATTTCTCTGATAATGCCATATCAATTCCTTTCTTCTGTTAATCCGATTAACCAGTCTGCGGTAACTCCAAATCCTCTGCTCATCATTGCCAGCGAGTAGATTCCAGGTTCTCGTCCTCGGAACACGTATGACTTGATCGTGGACATTGGCAAGCCTGACAAATCAGCCATGTCTTGATAAGTCCAGTCCATATCGTTCTTGAGCAGAAGCAATCGCCGTCTGAATATGTCTTTAGTTCTCACGTTGACTCACCTTCCATGATCTCAACCGCCTTGTTCAGATACCAACTTGCCTTACGAACATCCTCATCACCGTTCTTGGAATTATGTCTCCAAAGGTACTTGAAAGCATTGCACACACAGAAGTCTTTGACCGCTTCATCGCCCTGTGTTTCTCTCATAGCATCTATGCACTCGATTGATGTAGAGGCATAGTGTTGTGGTCTGCTGACTACATCGTACTCAGACCCCTGTGTAGGCTTGTGTGTGGCGTGTAGAGACGCTTTTGAGGCATCGGTGGTAGATTCTTCCACCTTGCTCTTTTCATAGTCTTCAAAGGCTTTTATGCCGTCCTCATAGTCTTTGGCGGTAAGCACATCTTGTTCTCTACTGCAAACTGGCAAATCCTGACTCGGGCATCCAGTACAACTCTCACCGTACCCCTTGCACAACTCATCCATTCTCTTTCTCAGTTCCGTTTTGTCCATCTTTTACCTCGGTCATCCAGTAGCAACTCTCACAGTTCTTGTTCGTGCATCTCTCAGGGCAATCAGTATCAGGACAGTCACAACACCGAATTGAGTATTCATGCTCTCCGGCGTGGCAGTCGTTGTACATACAGAGTTTAATCATCGTCACACCCCCACGAATTGTAAGGACAATTAGGGCAGTTACTTACCAGTTCATCGGTTTCCTCGTCATAATAATAGTCATCACCATAAGCACCGCACTCGTAGCAGTAATCCTCGTAATCATCGTAATCGTCCATCACTTAATCCCCCTTTTATCCAGTTCCGCTTTAACTCTTGCCTCGACTTCTTCTTTGATTCGCTTCTCAACCATGTTGTCGATTTCCAAATTTATCTCAGCGTCAATCTTCTGCATTGCTCTTACTGCCGCCCATCCATCTTCAACACCGTCAAGTTCAGCGATTCTGCCCTTGTACATAATCGTTCTGTTCCCAAGCCATGTTATATCGCTCATCACTCAACCCCCTCTCGATTAAGTTCCCTAGCCATCTCTTTAGCCCACGGCTCACAGTCAAACGAACCTCTGCGCTCACCAGTGATCTTGTTCTCGACAAAGTATGTGAGAACACCCTTTACAAAATCGCTAGTTACAGTCCAAACATTCATGTGCATCCCCCTCAGATTCTTAAATCTCCGATGATTCTGTGTTTCTTGGCGTGGATTTCTCCAACCATGTCAATTCCAACCTCATCGCTGCATTGCTGGAAGATGTCCAAATCCTCAAAGAGCGACTCGTTGTACAACTCCTGTGTCCATGTGATGATGTTGGCAATCTGCTCTTGGGTAAATCCGAAGTGTCGGTGTAGCACTAGGGCAAAGGCCGCATAGTTTCTCGGCACAATGTTGTCTACCGCAGTTGCGATTCTCGCCGTGTTGTCCTCACGATCCTTGTACTGCCTAGCGTGTTGTCGCATCAGGCTTGCTCCTGTGTTGTAGTATGCTTTCCGACTCATCCTTTCACCTCTGCTCCTGAAACACCGTTGCATCTGATTGCGAACTCAAGTCCGGCAATGCGTCCCTCAAGTCTTGCAATTTCTCTTTCCTTGTACTGGACATGATGACTAAGTTCTTGAACTTGCATTTTCAATTCTTTGTTTTCGCCCTCAAGTTCTCTGCAAACTTGCTCATAGTTAGGTCTTACAGAATCTTCACTCATTTTGTATCCTCATGCTCCTTGTAAAACATATAGTTGTAGGCTCTGTAACGTGCCTCTAAATCGCTTAAATCAATGTCGTGGTAATTTTCCTTACAGAACTTCAAAAACCGCTTGTAAAGCCCACAGGATGTAAATTCAGGACATCCACCTCTGTAGATGCAGTTTGGAACAAGTACCTCTGATTCTGCGTGGAATCCCTTGTCGAACATGGCAAGTTTCAAGTCCTCTGCCAGCCACCTTGCTTCGGGTGTAGCCTTGTAGCACAGACGTTTTCGCCATGCGTCAATCAAGTTCTGCATATTGGCATATCCGTCAAAGTTGACCAATGCCCCCTGTGGTTTCTCGGCTCTTGGAATGTCATCAATGAGCCTGTCATCCCTCTGACTGCTGATGAACTTCTCAAACTTATGTCTGCTCCACTCCGTAGAAACCCAATACGGAATCAGTTTCCACGACCAGTCAAACTCCAAAAGCCGGATAGGGCTATGCTCAGACATGAGCAGTTTCTTCTTGAACACACCAGTAGGACTTTTTTCGGTGAAGTCCTTGTTGTCAGTTGTTCTGCAATGATTCTTCGTGCGAATCCATGTTTCCTCATTTGGGGTAAAATTAAATTTGGTTTTCATGCTGACCCCCCTCAAAAATCTCTGCACTTGATCTTGACCATGATTCTCTCCCCGGTACGGCTGAACATCTGAACCATCGGTCTGCCTACGATACCTTTCATCTCGGCATTTCTTAAAACGGACATTGGATGAGTCTTTATAAACTGAACTCCCTGTTCCAAAGTTCCTCTGAACATGAATGGAGCAGTCTCGATTTCAAATATCTCAGCAATGCAGTCAACATTGGCTTGAAGAAGCCAGTAGCCATCGACCAAGACATCGAAGAGACGGAAATTGACATCGCCGTACAGTTCACCGCCTTTCTGAATCTTCTTGCCGTAGCCCTCACCAAACAGGATCACTTCTTTCTTGCCGAAGGTCTGCTCAAACAACTCTTCCTTGGACTCACCGCCAAACAGTTCTTCAAGTTTCGCAAACAGATGTGCCGGAATCTGAGCCTTGTCAGTTCTGCCCATAAAACTCACTCTGTAGCCATCCCAGCAAATCCTTATATTGGCTCCGTCTATTTTTTCTTCAAATTCCCACATTGCATCTTTCAGGTACTCAAGTTCGGGAGAACTATACTTGCCATCAATCAGTTTGTTCTTGCCGAAAGTCTCTCTCTTAAAAATGTTCGGAATCTTTACATACTCTGTCATTTCTTTTTTCCTCTACTACAAAAGTCATAATCATCTACTGCATCAAAATTGCGGAGCGGACAAGTTGAGTCGTGGTATCTGTGCATACAATCCTTGCAGTACACAATGTTGACCACATTCACTCCTAGAAGCTGAAATCTCGCTTGATTTGGTATCCTTGCGCTCATCACAAACTCAACCGTCTTGCCATCAAACGAGAATCCATCTCCAGTCATATCCATCCCAACGGTTTCATCGTCAAAGTTTTCAACCGACTTAATCTCTCCCAACAAGTGCCATTCGCCCTCTTCGCTTTGCTTGCAGAAATACAATTTGCTTTTTTCAGAATCCTTAGTAGGAATCTTGCTCACCCCCTCTCCTCTAAAACTAAAATATCTTCCATGCTCACCTGGAATACGTGGCTCAGTCCTACAAGGTTGTCTACACTCGGCAATCCTCTGCCTTGTAACCACTTGTAAATCGCATATAACGACCCAAGATTAAGTTCCCTTGCTATATCCTTAACCGTGATATTTCTCTCGTCCATGAGCTTCCTCATGTTCACGCCGGTTGCCTTTACGTCAATTATCGGAATCATATTTATCACCTCTTGTATCATCCAATGGATAGTATACTCTGTTGCAAAAATAAAAATCAGTCTCGGCTTGCAGCCATAAGTCCTGCGATTACAAAGCCAACCATACTGCCGAACCAAACACCCAACACAAATGTGATGATCGTGTCAATCATGTCTCGCTCCTTTCCCATTCCTCACAAACAGAGCCAAAATTCGCCACATAACCGATGTAGTGTCCGTCAAGTTCGCAAGTGCAGGTGCAATGATAATCCTTGTCGAATGTGCGCTTGTTATGGATACATGAGCAACAACATTCGTTTTCTTTGGTTACGTCTACGATGGTCATGTCTCGCTCCCTTCCTCTCTTTCCCGAATAGCGTCAATGAGGTCTGTTATCATGACCC